GGGTTCCGTCCGCGGGGCGGCATCGGGATCCCCCGAGAGATGCGCCACAGATCGCCCCTCCGCCCGAAGCTCTACGGGTGCGTCCGCGTGGATGGGGAGAAGACGACCTGCTTCGTCGCGGAGTACCTCGCGGGCGACCGAGTCAGGGTGCGGCGCCAGACCGGGGTGATCGTGACGTACCCGGTCCGGCAGATCCGGTCGTACCTCTGCGACTCGTTCAAGAAGAAGATGCGCGAGTACAGGGCGTCGCGCTTCGGGGTCTCGAAGTACTGCCCGTGCGACTACTGCGGTCGGAAGCTCGAGTTCCCCGACGCGACGGTCGACCACGTCGTCCCCCGCGCCCTCAACGGGGCGAACCACCGGGGGAACTACGCGATCGCCTGCCGGTCCTGCAACAACCTGAAATCACACCGCACCCCCGAGGAGTTCGCCGCCTTCCTGAGGGGAGAGCCGGACGGAACCCGGGTTCCGTCCATCCCGGTCGATCGCCCGACGTGGTCGGAGTTCATCGACGACATCCTCGAGCCCGAGCGGTTCCGCGGGTAATCGCGGCATCTCTCTCGCGCATGCTAACCGCCGTCCTCGCCGCCCTGATCGTCGTCGGGGCGGCCCAACTCGTCCAAGGATTCCACACCATGTCCGCACTCTCCGACCTCCAGGCGGCCGTCGCCGCCAACACGACCGCCGTGGCCAACGCCGTCGCGAACGCCCAGCCGAGCGACGCGACCCAGCTCGCCGCCCTGACGGCGCAGCTCACCGCGAACACCGCCGCCCTCACCGGCATCGGCGCCGCCCCGGCGCCCGCCCCGACGGCCCCCGCCGCCCCGGCGCCCGCCCCGACGGCCCCCGCCACTCCGGCGCCCTAACCCCGACCCTCCACCCGAAAACGCCGCGGCGGGCCTCCTCGTCGCGGCGTTTGCCATTTCTGGGGCGACCCCGGCGGAGAACCAACGAAGAAAGGCGCCCCGGGCCGGAGCCCAGAGCGCCAATGAAGTCGGACGGAACCCGGGTTCCGTCCTCGGTGAGTCTACTCCCTCACGCGGAGAGACCCCCGATGAACGCCCGGAGGTCGTCCTCCGTCCCGGCGTACACGTCGAGGTCGACCGGGCACGCGACGCCGGCGAGTCGCCCCGCGTCGGTGCACTGCCAGAACGACGCCCCGGGCCACGGCGTCAGCGCGACGTTCGGTCGCTCGGCGCCCGTCGGGTACCGGCCGGCGAACGGGTAGCTCGCGAGCCAGAGGGGCGACGTCGCGAGCGTCGCGCACTGCCCGAGACCGACGCGGGCGTCCCAGTCCTTGAACGTGTAGATCGCCGGGTTGACCCGCCAGAGGTCCCGCACGGCGTCGCGGTTCGGGACGCACCACGCGCGGATGCTCTCCGCGGTGATGCCCCACGTCGCCCAGTCCTGCGGGAGGGGCCACTCGAGGTCGATCGCGGGCGGGAGGTCGCCGGGCTGCCAGAGGCTCGCGGCGCGCCAGAGTCTCGCCTGGTCGCCGGGCGCGCGGTTCGGGTGGGTCGAGGACGCGGGGAGAGGGAGCCCGACGAAGTACTCGCCGACGATGAGCCCCGCCGAGCGGGCCCCGATGACGTTGCGCCTATGCCACGCGTCTTCGCCGTCGTTGCCTTCGAAGCACTTGATGTAGACGAACGACGCGCCGCCCGCTTTCACGGCTTGCCAGTCAATGAGTCCCTGAGCAGCGGAGACGTCGAGACCGAGCGTCCACTCCGTCATCGGACGAACTCCCCGAGGGCCTTCCAGTACCCATCGGGGATCTCCTCGGCGTCGCGCTCGTCCTGGAGGGCGAGCAACCTTCTCGCCTCGGTTACGGGATCCGAAAGTTCGATCGTGTCGTCGTCTTGCGTGTCGGGCATCGGAAGAAACCTCAGAGGCTCAGGAGGACGTGCTGGACGTGCTCGGGGACCTTGATCACCTGGAGCTGGATCGGCGCCGCCGCGTCGTCCGTCGTCGCGTAGAGCGGTCGGGGGACGAACGTGTCGGTCGTCCAGATGTCGAGGTCGGCCCGGGTCGGCCCGATGTAGACCGAGTTGTCGCGCGGTCGCCGCCGGCGGATACCGACGTCGAAGACGATCTCCGGCTGGTCGTCGCGCGAGACCCGGCACCGGAGCGTCTTCCCGTCGTCGAGGAGGAAGCACGTGTTCAGGCGCGCGAACGTCGTGTCGTACTCGAGTATGACCATGCGGCTTCCACCCACCCGGAGACGGCGACGCCCGCGACGGCGACGAAGACGCAGAGGACGACGAACCCGCCGACGACGTGCCCGGACGCGCGCCGGGCGACGCGGTCGAACGCCTCGTCGAAGCTCACGGGGCGGGACCGAACTTCGCGGTGATCGCCAACTGCGTCGCGGCGTCGACCGTCGCCTTGGCCTGCACCGGCGTGATCGAGCGCGTCGAGAGCTCGTCCTCGACGGCCGACACGAGGGCCGCCGCGAGGGTGAGCGCCACGCCGAGGTCCGGCACGGCGAGCGCGTTGGTGAGTCCCGCGATATCCGGCACCAGCTGCACAAGTTGCTCTATTAGCGGGTCGGTCACTGGCTGACCCACTCGGACGACACGGACAGATTGGTGATGTTCGCCCCATGGCCAGCGGCGTCGGCCTTGACGATAACGACCGATTCCGGCGTGCTCGGGTCCGGGAGCCCGGCGGTGAGCTCCAGCAGCATGGCCTGCGCGCGGTCGAACGCTGCTTGTTCTTCTGGAGCTGGCGTACCGTAAATCTTGCACGCCTTGATGTTGCGCGCTGCGCCCGGTTTCGTCCCATACCCTCGAATTGACCAGCTCATTTTGCTACTCCGTCTTTCGTCGTTGATCCGCAAAGCCCCGCGTCGCTCGACGTCCAGAGCCCGCCGTCGGGCCCGCACCAGATGGCCTGCGTAGCAGCAACGCACGCCTCGGCCTGGCTGCGCGAGGTCGCGAGCGCGACGCACGCCGCACTCTGCGCGCCGTACGCGGCCTCGCCGCCGTCTTGGGTCGCGGAGCCGCACCGCGTGAGGTCGAGCGCCAGCGCGGTCAGCAGCGCACCCACCATCGCGCAACCGATGAGGGCGTCGAGATGGTCGCGCTTCACGTTTGCACCGGCGTGGATGGGACGATCTCGGCGACGCTGTTCGGCGTCGGCCCGACCGCCACGACGACGGGCGCCGGCGCCTTGTCGGTCAGGCTCCCCGAGATGTGCCCGAAAATCACGACCGCGGCGAGACAGGCGCCGGCCGTGAGGTGAAACGGGAGCGGCGCCCCGTCCTGCCCCGCGCGCGCGAGGTCTTCCGCCACGACAGCGCCCAGGGCGGCGATGCTCATGACGGCGTGCTTCCAGTCGTATCGATTCGCGAATGACATGGTGACTCCTTTCAGTGGGGCAATAGCATGGACAATTCGTAGAGTAACCCGCAGAGGGCCAGGAAGACGGCCGACCCGATGCTCACGGCGAGGCCGACCTTCACGTTCCGCCAAAACTCGCGGTCCTCTCGCTCGCGCTCCGCAAGGCGCGATTCGGCCCGGTCGGCGCGGTCCTTGTCGTTCGCCGCGCCGCGAATCTCCGCGAGCGCGACGAGGCGACGGAGGTTGTGCACGCCGGTCGGCGTCTCCGTCCTGGAGAGGGCGCTGTTCTCGCGGCTCTCGAGCTCGGCCTCCGCTTCCGGTGGCCAGCTCTTGCCGTCCTTGTAGGCGCTGAGCATGGGGTCGAGCGGATGCTTACGGCTCACGATCGCCCCACGAAGAGCCCGAGCAGGAACGCCGCAAGGACGTAGAGCGCGACCACGTAGTGCGGCGCGACCCGCTGGAGCTCGAGCGCGAGCAGGCGCGACCCAAGGTCCTGGACGTCGGCCTCAACGAGGCCGAGACCCTGCTCGGTCTTGAGGCACCGGGCGCGGATGCCCTCGGCGGGCGTTTCGTCTTCGGGGCTCATGGCGACCTCGCGGGTGCGCCCGACGAGTAGCGACCGGGCCGGACGGTTTCGATTCGGGTCTCATGCAGCGCGCGCCACGTGTCCGCGTACTCCTCGAGCGCCGGCATCGCGGGCGGCTCGCTCGGGGTTTCGGGCGGGGGAGGCAGGATGGTCATGATCAGGTATCCCACTTAGCGACGTTGTACGCGGCAATCTGCGCGAGCACTTGGGCACTTAGGACGCGGTCACGGAACCCCGTAAAGCGCCTGCATCATCGCGTGAATCGCAGCATCCTCTTGTGTCTTCGTCAGACGGTTGACCACGCAGCCCCGGTACCAGTCCCCGTGCCAGCCCTGCGACGCACTGTTGCTGCCCATCTGATACCCGGCTGTCCCGGTATCACTATGAGACAAGTTGCCGCCTGCGACGGTCTCGGGCGTATTGTCAATCGCGTAACCCATCGTCTGAGTATTCCCGAACGAGGGCAGCTTGTACGTATAGAGGTGCACTCCGCTGGCAGGGTTCGCCGCACACGTGATGTTGACCGCCACACCATCCGAATAAATGGTCAATCCGCCCGCGGACGTTGTCGCCTGCAGCGTCGCGTATGGCGTCCCAAGACCAAACGTAAACAGCGTCAAAATCGCCGCTACGCTGGTGGGCGCCGCGACGAAATAGGCGGTTCGCGCGCTGCCCGACGGTACGGCACGAGTCGCGCTCGTCATCGACTGCAACCCACTGAGCGTGATCTTCGGGAGCCCATTGACTCCGCCCGCCGCGCTGTATCCGGTGGCGCCCGCGCAATTATTCGCCGAACCGCTCTGGTCCTGCATCGCGCTTGCCGCGCTCGAGACCGCGGTCACGAATCGTGAATCGAGGTCCAAAGCGAGGGCAGACCCAAAGAGGCCAAGCGGTGTCGTGGGTGCGACGATCGAGCCCGAAGACGAGGCTCCGAGGCTCAAGCTCAACCCGAGTCCCCTCGGGGGGCTCATTTTACCGGAGAGCCTCGAGTTCCGGAGGCCACCTTGTCAGCCTTCGCCTTCGCCTCTCGCAGGATTGTTGCGACGTTTCTAAGGGCGAGTGCAGCGTCGCCCGCCTCCGCGAACGATTCGCACGTGTCGAGCGCACGAATCGCCGCACGGTGCGTGTGCCCGTACTGCGCTGCGCGTGTTTGGTGCTCTTTGACGGACGCGAGGATCGTGTCCGTATGCTCCGTCATGAGTCGGCCCGCCTTGCAGTCAGGGTGCCCGTGCACGGCCTTGTCAATGGCCCCGTGGAGTTCTGCTCGATCGGCATTGTACTGGCCGGCTAGTTTCTCGAGGTAGTCGGCCGCCGCGGTCTGGCCTGCGGCGCGAAGGGCAGTCGCATGCGCGGCGGCATCTTCAGGGGCAGCGGGGTATGGGTCGCGACCATTGGTGATGACGCTCTTGCGGGCCACGCGAGTCGGGTCACTCGCGTGCAGGCCGTCGACCGCGGCGATCACCGTCTGGTGCACAAGGGTCTCGTCGCCCAAAAACGTGACCACCAAGTAGCGGAGTTCGCCGCTCGGAGGCGCGAGCGTTGCCGGGGTCGTCGATATTGCCGTGTTGTCTTCGCTCATGGTGTCCTTACGCGTCCAACGTTGATCGTCGCCAAGTGCCACGCATTGTGCCCGTGCCGATATAGGTCTCCGTGCACTGTATCCAAGCCGACTTGCCGGGGGCGATCACGATCGGGGTTCCGGCGTCCGGGCCGGTGATCGAAAGGCTCACGGTCGTGGAGTTGCGCACGAGCCGTTTGCGGCCACGCAGGTTGTACGGGATGACAACGCCTGTTGTGGCGCTGAGGAGCAACGAAGTATCCGTAAACTCCCACTCGCCAAAAAACGCGTCGTTCCCGGCAATCGACATCGCCGCGGTACTCGAGAAATTCATTACGATGAGCTGGTCTTCCCACTGCTGCATCAATATGGGTCCGACGTTGCCGCCCGGCTGCAAGATGCTCGTCCCTGAGATGCCAGGGTCACTCAGCGATGTGACGTCGACCATCTGCGAATTGACGAGCACAGGGTCCGCCCAGTATGTACCGGCGAAACTGAACTGGTAGATGGCGCCGGCCATATACGTATTGACCTGGAAGGCGCCCGCGGCCGTGCGAGTGGGCGCCGAAAGGAATCCGGTGAACGTGAATAGCGGCAGAGACCCAACGCTCAGGCACGAAACGGCGCCGCCATGGATGTAAAACGACCCGACCTCGGCCAGAAACACATTGCCGACGAGCATCGAGTTGAATTCTTGATACAGATAGCAAGATTCGACATGGATATTATAGCTACCGTTCCCGTAGAGAACCCCGAGACCGTTCGAATCGAAATAACAGTGCGCCAGGTGGCAATCGAAGGTCGTGGACGCGACGGTCCATAGCCCTCCTCCGCCGTTGCACCTAGATATCTCGGTCTGCTCCGAGAAGGCACCCACGCCCCACGAGTAGCAAGTGTAGTCCTGCCCGTTGACCCCAGAAGGCAGGGCGGCGGCTATATTGAAGTTGCACTCATCGATGCTCGCCTTGTAGCTGTATTCCCAAAGAGAGATACATCTTGGGGCCACGAACGTGCATCGGCGGATGGCTGTATTGATCGTCGACTGGAGGCATAGTCCAGTCCCGTGCGCAACGAAGCACAGATCCTCAAAGGTGAATTGCTGTATAAACCCGGTGGTGGACAGTCCGTGCCACGGGGTCCAAACGGGTGTGCCTGCGTCTGGCAGTAGGTAGCCGGATAGCTCTCTCGTCCAGTTCGTAAACCCCTTGACGTAGCCCTGGTGCCCTCCTGGGTTGTTTGCCGTCGCAGTCAGAGTGGTAGACCGATACGACGGATCGAAATTCTGTAGCCACAACGTAGTCTGGCTGGCGACCATTGCTAGGTTGGTCGTTGGTGTCGCGTATGAGCTCGTATGCTGCGCCTGAGAGCAAATGCGAATCGAGCCAAAGAGCTGACCGTTACTAGCCGTATTCACCGCTCCGTTGCACGGCCATTGCGAGGACGAGTAGCCGATTGTAAAATCTTCATACCACTTTTGAACGACCGTGCCCGAAGCCGAGAACGAGCCGGCGACCTGCATCGTACCGCTCTGATCGATAAGTGTCCGGCACGTGGTCCCGTCGTAACTTAGTTCGATGTGCGATAGCGCGCTCGCTGCGAGCGGATAGGTGCCGCCCGACAAGTGCGATTGCAGGCCGGACACACTCGTCGTGAGTGTTGTATTGACTTGCAATACGCCGCCTATGTTGTAGACGTCAAGACAGGCGGAGGCCCCTGCCTGTAAGGCCACCCCACCCCGGGAACCGACGATCGGCGAATTGTTGCCTATCGCGGGTCCGGTCAGAGGATCGAAGAATAGCGCAACGTCGAGTTGCGCAAGAGCGTTGATATTTCCTACGCCGGTTTCCTTCAAAAGAAGCGTCGGGGACGCGAAAAGTGCCAGCGAGTTGGTCTCGTACTGCCAGCAGTAGATATTGCCAATCTTGACGAACGGTGGGTCAATCGTCGTAGTGCAAGCGACGTTCGGCCCGATCCATAGTGTGTTGTTCGTGATCGGATCCGTGTACATCGACTGAACGAAATACGTATTCCCGACACCGATGGCGCTAGAGTCGCGCTTGGTTTGGTCTCCACGGAGGCGTACGCCTCCGGTCGGGCCCGCGGGCGAAAAGAAAATCGGCTGGCTGAAGTAATAGGCACCGGTCGACGTGTACGGGAAATACATGTCCAGCGATGCGGCGGTCTTCTGGCCGTCAATCGCATTCTGGGCGGGTCCCCAGTTGTCAGTGGTCGAGTTGTCGTCTTTACATCCGAGCGATAGCGCGTTGAGGACGGGGCGGTGGCCCTGAGGCGTGGCGAGGCCGCCCGCGTTCGCGAGCACCTGCCCCGGTAGCTGCTGCTGCTGCGCGATCGGGAGCGTCGATGCGCCGAAGGTGACGACGGCGCCGGGCGCCACGGTGCCCGAGCCCGCGTCTCCGCCCGCGTTGAAGAGGGTGATCGTGCCGGCGCCCGTCGTGGTCGAGCGCGCGGTGACGAGGTAAGGGCCGTGCGCTCCGACCGTCCCACCCGTCATTGTCGGGGTCGCGTTCGTCGTGTCGAGTACACCGACGGTACTTGTTGCGCCGATCGCAGGTCGCGTGAACGTCCCGGTCGTCGTCGACCCATAACCACTCCCGCCGCCTCCCGCGGTGCGGAGCCCTGCGTTGACGACGGACGTCCAGCCGTTCACCGGATCTTGCTCGGCGACCTCGAGGGACGCGAGCACTCGGTTCCCGTTCGCGGCGGGGACGTTGACCTTGAACGTCGTCGTCCAGGCGGCGACGATGCTGCCGTTCGCGTCGCGACCCGTCCCGAGCGCGGAGAGGGGCGAGACGCCCACCGTGCTCTGGAAGATGACCGCGGTCCCGACGTTCGCGGGCGACGTGAACGAGAACGTCTTGTTCGTCTGGTTCACGACGAGCGACGCGTTGATGAGCGCGAGCCCGGCGGGGCCCGTGACGTCGTCGCAGGAGATCGCCTTGAGTCCCCAGAAGAGCGCGCCCGACGGCGCCGCGAGCGCGCCGTTGATCGTCGAGCTCGCCGCGATGTCGGCGGGCGTCGGTCCGCCGGAGATCGTGCAGGTGGGGGAGAGGCTCATTCAGGCTTTCCGCGGGGGATGCGTGGGTCGGCGGAGGACGGAACCCGGGTTCCGTCCGTCGGAGAATCGTTGGACAGTGATGTCCAAGTGAGCTAGGCTCTGATCGTCGGGGCCGCGCGCCTCGGCGGAGGATTCGACGATGCTCAAGCTCATGTTCGCGTGCGTGCTCCTCGTCTCGGGCTGCGTCGCCCCGACGATCGATTCTGCGGCGTCTTCGCCCGGGGAGGGGTCGGATACCCAGTCGGCGCAGGCGGACTCCGTGGCGGGGCAGGGAGGCGGGGCGATCGCGGAGCTCGTCGCCCCCGCTCCGGGAGCTTCGAAGGACCGGGCCGACGTCGTCGCTCGGCTGAGCGAGTCGACACTCCCGATCGTCGAGCCTCCGAGCGCCGGTCATCCGGAGGACGAGTGCGGCATGGCAGGCCTCGGCGACGGCTCGTTGTGTGTCCCCGTCTCGGGCCTCGTGTACGAGTGCCCCGTGAACCGCGTCGGCGAGCCGACCGCTATCCCGACTCTGATCGACGTCGGGCTCTCGTGCGAGCAGATGCCCGGCTACGCGCCCGCGTGCCGCATCTACATGGTCTGCACGTTCACTGGAACCGCATATCCGCGACGGTCATGAAGGCTTCGATCCCGTAGTACTGGTTCGCGGCGATCGCGTTCGTCCCGTTCTCGTCGAGGATCTCCGCGAAGTAGAAGTACCTGCTTAGGTCGATGACGTTGTTCTGATCGCAGATGTAAGCCAACGAGACGGGTACCCCGACGAACGCGTTATAGGCCGCGAGACTCCCCGCACCCAGGGACACCGATCCGCCGGAGCGGAGCCCGACGACGGTCCCGGCCGATCCGCTGACGTCGAGCCGGCTGATGCCGTAGCTCGGCTGGTTCGACGGAAGCCCCGAGTGGGTCGACCCGATCGTGAAGTCGAGGTCGAGCGACGTGAGGGTCGCGCCGTCGTGGAGGCGGAGTGGGATGTTGATCGGGGCGGCGCCGACCGCCTGCCCGAGTAGATAGCCGTTGATACTCGTGACCCAGTTCGTGTTCGGGTTCTGCGGGAGCATCGGGCTCACCGTGTGGTGCGTCCGCGTCGCCGAGAACGTAGGCCAGTCCGTCGCGCCGCCGGCGAGCTGGATCCCACCGACTGCTGTCGTCTTGAGCCCGCCCGCGATCGAAATGACGATGTTCGCAGCGTGGCTCGCCGTGATCGACGCCGTCGACGCCATCGTGACGGCGCCCGCGAGCTGGTCGCCCGCCGTGCTCTTATCCAACGCTAGCGAGTGGTCAGTGTCGAGTTGGTTGAGCTGAGCACTCGTGAGCTTCGCCCCAAACGAGAACGGGCCGATGATAGAGAAACTCACGATCGCTCAATCCTTTCGGTGGTCATGAGTCGAACGCTTCTAGATCGAGGTTCGGCTCGTCGAGGTAGAACCCGATCGCGCCGTGCGAGCTCTCGACGAACCAGTCGAACGTGTGGTCGGCGGGGAGGAGCCAATCCAAAATCGGGTTGATCGCGTTCACTGCCTGGAAGAACGCGCCGTTCAACGTCCCGTCGGGGTTCGTGTAGCCGGGCACCGCGAGCGGGTTCACTTCGACGAGAATTCGCGCGATCGTCGACGTCCACGGCGAGAGCTGGTTCGTGAGCGACCAGTGGATCGTCGGGGCGCCCGAGCTCCCGCCGACGCCGTTGTCGGTCGCGGGCGAGCCGTTGTTCACGAGCACGAGACTCGACGCGCTCACGCGCGACTGAATCGGGTACGTCCCCGCGTTGCCTGGGGTCGCGACGTTCGAGAGCGTGATCTGCTTGCCCGGCGCGTCGGTCGGGACGTTCGCGAGGAACGCGACGGTGACGAGGTTACCCGACACGCCGGTGATCTTCGCCGTCGTCCCACCGAGCCCCGGCCACCACGTGTTCGCTTGAGCGGGCGTGATGAGCACGAGCTGCGAGAAGAGCGCGCCGAGGACGGGCGAGATCGCCGCGGCGATCCCCGTCATGTCGTTCGTCGCCGCCGACTTCGCCGCCGCGGTCGCGACGCGCGCCTGCCTCGCACTCTGCGTGTCGCCCGGGACGGGCGGGACGCCGAAGATCTTCTCCCACCGGGGGAGGAGTCCACCGACGGTCGAGTTGACCGGGTTCATCTCGTTCGCGAACCGCTCGTTCGCGCCGAAGAGGTCGGACTCGATGGCGCGCGCGTACGCCATGTTCTCGGCGCCGACGATGCTCTCGTCGGTCGGGTCGAACGCCTTCCCTCGCCGAGCCGCGATCGACTCGAAGATGCGCTGGAGTCGGGGGATGGCACTCCCCGCGTCGCCACCCCCGGTCCTCTCGGGGCTCGGTGAGAAACCGCCAGTAAACGGCATTAGATCGAGAAGACCCCGACCGTGGTCCCGTCGCTCGGGTCGTACAGGGTGCTCGTCCCGACGGTGAAGATCTTGACGGTGATCACGTTCGGCGCAGTAACCGCCGCCTTCACGTCGTAGTTCGTCGTGCTCCCGAGCTCGAGGTTCGCCCACGCGGCGAGGAGATTCACCGCGAAGCCGGCGGGGGTCGCGCCGGGGAGGTTTGCCGGGATCTCGTCGAAGACGGTCGCGGGGTACATCAGCGTGTAGGTCCCGGCCCCGGAACGCGCGACGGCGGGCGCCGCGTTGTTGCCGTTGTTCCACAACTCGCCGCGCGCGTTCGTCGTCGCGAACGCGGGGGCGCTGCTCCCGTTCGGGACGAAGCGCGCCCAGACCGCGGGGCGAGTGCGCGTCATCTCCGCGAGGTCGTTGTACGCCGGGTTCGTCCCCGACGCCGAGCGGTCGGTCGTCGAGTCTCGGACCGCCGAGTAGTCCTGGAGCGGACCGCCGTACGACGCGATGGATTTCTGGAGCACTCAGGACCTCACTGCGCGTACCAGGAGAGGCTCCCGGGAACGAGGTGGTTCGGGGGAGACGACGTCAGCGTGAACGGGTCGCTCGTCGTGATCGTCGCGACCGACGGGACCGTGGGCGACGTGTGCGACCGGTAGAGGAACGTCGCCGAGAGGACCTCCTGCCCGGCGTTCTCGACGACGCGGAGGAAATTCGCGTCGAGGTTCGAGAACCAGATCTGCGAAGTCGACGGGTGTCGGAACGCGCGCGTGAGCACGATCGCACTCACCGACCACTCGCCGGGCCCGAGGTTCGCGAACCCCTGGAGCATCGCCGCCAGGTAGTTCTCCTGCTGGACCGCCTGAGGAAAGACCGCGACGACGTCCTGGTTCGAGAAGTCGTTCGCGAGGTTCGGCCACGGCGTGTCGATCGTCACGTCGTACGCGCCCGGCGTCCCCGAGACAGCGAGCACGATCGCCGTGTAGAGCTGCCAGTTGCTGGCGCTTGCGTACGCGACGTGACTGACTCCCGGTGACGGGGGGGTCGCCTCGTTCACTGTGAACCGGACCGACGACGCGACCGCCGTGACTGCGCACGGTGCCCCGCTCACGCTCGACGGCCAAGGCGTGCCGTCGAGCCACCCGCCGCCGGGGCCGGCCGGCTGCGCCGTCGGAGCGGCGGGGAGCGAGAGGAGGAGCGCGACGTCGGAGACCTGGTCGGCGATACTCGTCCCGACGACGACCGCTCGACCCGGGTACTTGCCCTGGACATACGGGACGACGGTCCCGTTGATCAGCGCGGTCGGGAGCGAACGATTCTTGCTCGTCGACGAGAGGACGCCCTCGATCTGCGGGTCACCCCAGACGGCGAAAAACATCCCGGCGGGGCCGAGGAGCGCGGGGTACACGGCGCAATCCTGGACGTCGGGCGAGCTATTGCGCGCGTCGTTCGCGACGTCCGACCAGTTCCCCGCGACGGGTGGAAACTGGAGGCGCGAGTAGAGTCGCGACCGCGGCGGTTCGTCCTGCGTCGCCTCGCTGTCGTTACCCCCCGACAGGCCGTCGGTCCCGCCCGTCGTGCCCACCGTCGCGACGTTCGAGACGTACGGGATGAGCGTCACCCACGTCAGCGCGTCGCCGTTCGCGTGGTCGGTCGCCGCCCCGGCGTCCTGCGACTGGACGGGCACGTAGAGGTTCGCGGGTTGCCCCATCCCCGGGTTGCCCGGCCCGTACGAGCCGCCCGCCGTCACCGTGAAGCGGAGTCCCCCCGCGTCGAGGAGCGTCGCGTTGAGCGGGATGATCGTGTACCCCTGCGTGAGCGAGTACGCGGGGAGGATGACGCCCGCGCTCTGCGTCGCCCCTCGGCGCGCGAGCTTGAAGAGCGCGAGCCACCGGTCGAGGAAGGCACCCCCCGCGGTGTCGGGCATCTGGTTGTCGGTGTTGACGACGCCGTTCGCCAGGCCGACGCAGATCTCGTTCGCGAGCCCGTCCGCCGTCCCGTAGTAGTCGCTCGTCGGTCCGACGTTCGGGTTCGAGATCCCGAGCGACCGGAGGTGGTTCGAGAGCGTCCGGAGGATGTCGTTCCGGATCTCCGGCTGCGACTTCGTCTGGGTGGTGAAGATCGGTACGTTCGCGGGCTGGGTCACGTCACGCTCCGATGATCGTCTGGACCGGCTGCCCGTTCGTCAGGTCGATCCAGTCGACCGACGCGATCCCCTGGTCCTTGCCCGGTTGACTCACGGTGATCTGCTTGATCCGGACGAGCTTCTGCGCGACGAGGTACGCGAGCGAGTTCGCGACGATCGTCGAGAGCGCCTGCTTGAAGTTCGGGCCCTTCTCGGTGAGCGTCGACAAGTCGATGTCCTCGATCGCGATGAGCACGAGCTGGGCGACCGTCTGCATCCCCTGGAGCCGCCCGTCCGCGAGCATCACGTAGTCGTGCGTCTTCTGGTCGAGGTACCGGCCCGTGAGCGAGCCGCCCGTGCTCGCGTCGGGGAGCGGAGACGTCGGCGACTGCCCGAGCGTCTCCGGTTGCCCGTAGCCGGCCGGGAAGAGGCCCGCTGCGAAGAATCCTACTCCGATGGGCATGGTCTATTGCGAGGGACAAGGGATCGCGACCGCGTCAAACGCTTGGCCGACGAGATCTTCGATCGACGCGAAGTACGCGACGATCGCCGCGAGCCCGCCGAACGGAATTGGGGGGAAGGGGACGGGGAACGTCCCCCACGGCGGGAGTTGGATGTTACAGCAGAACCCGAACGTGACGACGGGAGGTGTGAAGGCCGGGATCCCGACGCCCGGAGGGAGCGGGAGTGCGGGAAAAAAGTCGGAAGGGATCGGGGTGCACGGCATCGAATTAGGTCGCGCTGGTCGACTCGGTACCCGTCGCTTTGGCGATCGTCGCCATCAGGATAGTCGTCGCGGAACCGAACGTGTCCGCCGCCGCCGCCATCGTAGCCGCCGCCCCACCTACGACGGGGACGGCGGAGACCGCGGTCGCGAACGCGTCGACGGCGAGTACGAATATCGCGAGGTCAGCCGCGAACGCCGCCATCAAGATCTGGAGGGGAGGCGCGAGCGTGATCGGTAATGGGAGCGTCCCGCTCCCGAGTTTGACCGCCGACCCCTTGAGCGAGATGACGTCCGCCTTCACAGCGTACGTCGAGACCGTCGCGCTGATCGGCGCCGGGAGGGAAAGCCCGCCCGCATCGATCTTGACCCCGTGGTGGGTCCGGAGGTGGTAGCCGCTCGAGTCGTGCCAGGCGCCGCCCCAGGGCCCGTAGTAGCGCCACTCGCCGCCGAGGTGCGGCTGTCCGTCGATCCCCTGGTAGTACGACGAGACGCCGCACCAGATCGTGTTCCCCGTCTTCGTGTTGTCGTCGGTCGTGTACTGCCGGGACGACCCGTCCGCCTTGACGAACGACCGGGCCATCCCCGACGTCGCGTAGAAGCACCCCTCGCCGGGCGCCAGGTTCGCGTAGATGTCGTTCGCGCGGAGGTCGCGGTACGCGAAAGCGATGTCGTGGTCCCCCCGCTTGAGGACGATCGTCTGACAGCTCGCCTGCCCCTGCGTCGGGAGCGCTGCGCGCGCTGCGAGACCGGGAGCGCCGAACCAGCACTCGGCGAGGTCCGAGTCCGCCCGGTCCTTCGTGACGTCGCCGAGCTGCGCCGTCAGCGTGCCCGTCTTGATGTCGAGCGTCGTGGCCAGGACGTCGAGGCCGACGTCGAAGAGCCTCGAGAAGACCTCGCCGATGGTGATCATCTAGAACTGGATCGAACCAGGGAGCACCATGTCGATCGTCGACCGCGCGCCGCCCTTCGCACTCTTCCTGAAGTTCCTAGCGAGTACCCACATCGGCCCGTTCCAATCGGCGACCGGTTGCTGATCGAGCACAGCGCAGATCGTATCGACTGCGATGGGCTGCCCGTTGAGCACGTGCCCCATGATCTCGTATCGAGCGGTGAGCGCCTTGCGCATCCGGAGCGAGAGCTCGCGGCGGAGGAACGCTTCGAGTTGCTCCTGCGTGTGGCTCTCGGGGTCGTAGAGGAACGCGGGTCGCGCTGCGTCCTCGACGAGCGGCGGGAACGCAGCGGTGATCGGGTCGATGTCGATGAGGGGGACGTCCGAGTACGCGCTGATGATCTTCGAGTTGTCCGCGTTGACGGCGCGGTTCACGATCCCGGCGCGGAGCCTCGACTTCGCGAAGTTGCCCCCACCGCCGAACCCCGACGCGTAGATGATCGACGGTTGGTCCTTCCGGTTTTTCGCGAAGGTCCCGCGCTCGACGTTGTTCATCACGCGCTTCTCGTCGAAGGCGTGGCAGATCCCGTACCGGGGCGGCTGCGTGTAGTCGGGCGACGCGACCGAGATGCTCTCGCCGTCGACGTAGGGGCGGATCCAGAGCCCGAAGCGCTGGGCGACGCGCGACGTGAAGGCGAAGAGCCCCTCGTTCGGGTAGGGCTTCTCCTGCCCGAGCGTAAAGTGCTTGGTCGGGCGCCCCTTTGATGTCGTCTTGGAGCGTTGCGCAAGAGCCGATTGCTGCGCCTGCTGCAACTGACTTTCCGCGTTACGAACCGCTTCTTGGTTCTCCGGAGTAAACGGCTTACTCCTGGCGTTGCTCACATTTTGTTGAGCCGCCTGAATCGCTGCCGCCGATGACGTCTCGCCCACAGTCAATCCCGTAATCGCGTTTCGGTTTGCGATCGAGTCGGCGAAGACTGTGATGTTCGGGTTGATTGTCGAGTAAGCAGCGACGATGAGGTCGAGCAACGTCATACCCGGCAAAAACCGCGTCTGGGGGTCGACCTGCCCGTCGACCGCAACCGAAAGCCAGTCCCGCGCCTCGCACCGGACGACGTTCCCCTCGTCGCGCGAGAACGTCGCCTGGGGCTCGTCGAGGATCGACCGGCTCTGGACCTTGCCGTCGACGCACGGCTCGACGATAGCGCCAGGGACGAGCACGCCCGCGTCGGTCCGCGATAGCTCCCGCTGGTCGAGCGTGAACGAGAGCGAGTCGCTCGCCTCGAGATAGTTCTCCTTGTAGTCGTACTCGAGGAAGCGGTCGAACTCGACGGCCGTCGACCCGCTCGTCACGCGGATGGTCATCTCGCCGATGGCCGGGTTGGTGACGTCGGTCAGGCCCATGGTGTCTGTTCAGATCTCGAAAGCTCTTTGCATCAGCTCTCGCAGCGTCATCGTCGATACGAACCGCGCGCCTGGGTCAGCCTGACCGTCGATCGTAGACGTCGTCCAGTCGACCGTCGCTTCGAAGTGAACGAGCGTCGACGTGCCGCCCGCGAGGTACGCCTCCCTGTAATCGAAGGAGATGACTCGGACGGAACCCGGGTTCCGTCCTCGCTTACGCTGCCTGGGCATAGTACCGAACGGACGTCCCGGCAGGCAACACAGGGGTCGCGACGAGTGCGGCGTTGAGCACGATGAAGTCGGTGATGTCGGCGCCGACGAAGAGCGCCGCCTGAGACAGCGTCGAGTCCTTCGGGATGCTCTTCGTCAGCACCGGCGCGGAGCCGGCGAGCGGCGGGAGCGCCTTCGCGTTGTAAGCCGCGTCCTTCACCCTCTGCGCTCCCTGGAAGATCGGCCACGCGAGGGGACCGAGGACGGGCGACATGGCGAGCGCCTGCTGGACGCGGTTCGCCTGGTAGATGATGTTGTCGACGCGCCCCGCGTACGACTTCGCGAGCACGGTCGGGACGTCGATGACGCCGACGACCGCGTTCGCGAGCGAGTCGAACGAGAACTCGAGCGATGGGAGTGGGTTCGCCTGCGCCGAGAGCGCGGCCTCCAGCGTCGCGATGTTCTCGTCGAGGTCGTCGGCGTTCGCCGTCAGGCTCGCGATCGGCGACGCGTTCGAGAGGTCCTGCCCGACCTGGTCCGCCTGCGTGTCGTCGCTCTCGACCCACGTCGCCTGGACCCAGACGCCGCCGCGGACCTTGCCCGACCACGTCGTCTTCGAGACGTCGATCTTGCAGTTGAGCGGGCCGAGCTCGGGGTGGACGAGCGTGCCGCTCGTGCCCTCGAGGCACTGCGCGATGAAGAGCCGCCACTGGTACGGGTAGAGCGCGCCCTGGGGCCAGTTCTCGCTCTGCCCCGAGTAGATGTGGTTGAGGAACGGGATCCTCGCCGTGATCTGGATCGGGTGCCGGCCCGTCCCCTCGACGTACCCGCCGTTCCGGTCCGCGAAGCGGTGGATGACGAGGTCTTGCCGGATCTCGACGTCGTCCTCGACGCTCGGGAAGGAGACGCCCTTCCACTGGAAGCCCTTGAGCTGCGCGAAGAGGTCGTCGACGCTCCCGGTCGGGACGCCGCCCGACGAGCCCGTCCCGCCCACGTTGCCGCTCGGGGGCTGGCCCGTCGTCGAGAAGCTGGAGAGGGTCGGGGCGGTCATTGCGAGATCATCCTGAGCGCGCGGCTGACCCGATCGGTGTCCCCGGCGAACCGGCGGACACGGGCTGCACGCCCGTCGGGACCGAGTTCTTCATGTGAGCGAGCGCGGTCGTCGCGTCCTTCAAGCTCTTGACCATGTCGTCGAGCGCCGCCTTCTGGAGCGCGTACTGCGCCTTCTGGTCGGCCGCGACCTCCGCCGAGACGCCCGTCAGCTTTGCGACGACGCCGGGCCCGCCCTGCATCGCGGCCTGCTTCTCCGCGACGACTTGTTCCTGAGCCTTCTCGGCCGCCGCCATCTTCGCGATGTCCTCGGGCGTGACCGTCCCGCTCTTCGCCTTGCGCGAGAGGACCGCAGCGTCGATCGACCCGGAGACGCCCGAGAGCACCGAGCGCCCCGCGAGGTCGCGGTTCGTCGAGAAGTACGCGTCGATCGCGCTCATCCCCGCGACGGTGATCGCCGCCGCGCCGGCGGCGACGGCGACGCCCGCGCCCACCTTGCCGAGCGCACCCATGCCGCCCGCCGCGCCGCCGACTCCGCCGCCACCGCCGAGCATCGTCATCAGGACGCTCTTGATCCCCTGCCCGATCGCCGCCGCCGCAATGTCCTTCGTCACGGCGAGCGCGATGATCTGTCCGATGCCCGCGAGCGGGTTCTTGATCAGGTAGTCGGCGACCTTGCCGAACGCCGTGATGACCTCGTCGATCGTCGTGATGACGCGCGGGTCGGAGAGCTTGTTCGCGAACGTCTCGAGCGCCGGCGCGAGCTGCTCCTTCAGCGACTCCTCGATCTGGTTCATCGCCGAGCCGAACTTCTCGGCCGGCTGACTCATTGTCTGCGCGAACTGGGAGTTCAGGTCCCCGGCGGTCATCGTCGCCCCAGTGACCTCCCGCATGTTCGCCTGCACGGCGGCGACACCAGCCGCGACGTTATTCGACTTGCCCGCGCCCTGAATGTACGATCCCTCGAGCTCGCGGAACATCGCGCCGCCGCGAACGCCGAAGAGCGAGTTGATCTCCTGGATGTTCCCCTTCGTCTTCTTGAAGACGTCGGTGACGAGCGACTCGGGCGACGCGATGCGCCCGTACTTGTCCGTCTCAAAGAGCGCCCCGCCCGTCTTCTTCTTGAACGACGCGTTCGCCTTCGTCGCCTCGAGCGCGATGTCCTTGACGAACGTCCCGGCCTCGCCCGCGTCCCCGCCCGCCTTGGCGATCTGCCCGAACCCGAGCAGCGTCCGCTGGTTCGCCGTCACGTCGCCGGCGAACGAGCTCCGCGTCGAGCCGGTGATCCCCATGACCTTCGCCGCGTCCGTGAGCGACATCGATCCTTGCTTCGACTGCGCGTACGCGTTGAGCAGGAGCTGCTGCATCTGCTCTGGGCCGAGGTCCGCGTTTTGGCTCTGGAGAGTGCCCGCTGCTTGGGCGAGCTCGCTCATCCCCGTCCCGGTGACCTTCGAGAGCTTCGCGAAGAAGCCCATGTTCCCCATCGCGCCCTTGAAGTCGCCCCGCCTCGCGTTCTGCGCGTAGACGAGCCCCGCCTGCACGATGTCCCCACGGTCGATCCCCGTCTCGCGCGCGACCGCACCCGCCTGCCCGAGGACGCTCTTCACGTCCGCGCCCGGGGGAGGCTTGCTCCCCGTCGTCACCTGGTTCACGAGCAGCGCCGCCGCACGCTCGTCGCTCATCTCGCCGCGGACCGCGCTCGCCGCCGCGAATGCGCCCCCGATGCCAGCGCCGGCCGCGAGCATAGACGCGGCGCCGCCAAGGCGCCCTCCCCACGTCTTCGCGTACTTCCCCGCGCCGAGAGCGACCTTCTCGCGCGCCCGCGTCCCCTCGGCCGCCTCGCGGGCGATCGCCTTCGACCGCATCTCAGAGAACTTGATGTAGTCGCGCGCGCTCTGCGCGTTGATACGCTCGATCTCTCGCGCTTCCTCCTTCGCTGCCTTGATCGCGTCTCGCCCCGCCATCTCGGACGATCGCCGGACGATGTCCGCTCGGCGCTTCAGCTCACGCTCTTGCGCGACAGTCTGCTCGCGTTCGATCTTCGCGACGAGCTTATCGGTCTTCTCCATCGCGCGGATCTTGTCGCGCGCTTCCTTCTCCGCGTTGTTGACGCGCGACCTCGCGCCCTTCTCGGACGCGCCGACCATCGCGTCCTCGAACTTCTTCGCCTGCGTCGAGACGCGCGCGAACGCGGCGGAGACCTCCGGGATCCCCGCCGTCGCGAAGCGAATTACGATCGGCTCGATCATTTGGAGTCGGGATCAGAAATGAGAAAAAGGCCGTCGATGCGCACGCCGAAGAGCGCGGCTCGACGGCCAGTCCGTAGGACGGAACCCGGGTTCCGTCCGTCAGCCCTCAGGAGCGGGAGCCGGGCTTTCGCTTGAAGAGTTCGGGGTAGAGGGCTCGCCGAGCGGCTCCCCAGACGAGGAAGTGGCAGTCGAGGAAGCCGCATTCAACCGAGAGACCAGGTACATCACCAAGTCGGTCAGCGCCTCCCCACTGCAAGAGACTAAAGGGCGCCGACTCGCCTCCTTGGCGAGTAGCTGGAACCACGCTTCGAGCTCGGCCCCGTCGAGCTGGGAGACGATCGGACCGCTCTCGGCGCGGAAGATGTTGTACCCCGCGACGAGCACTGCGATCTCGTCATCGGTCAGGTTCTCGCGGAGGTCCTTCGCGCTCGTGAAGACCGGGAACGCGGGCGAGTCCGGCTGCCGGCACGCGAGCACGATGAGCTCGACGCCCTTTCGCTCGAGGTAGAACTCCTCGAAGGCGACGCTCCCCTTCGCGCCCTCGCCGAGCTTCTCGCTCGTCGCCGTGTGGGCGTTGAAGATCGCCGTCTCGAGCTCGCCCGACGTGAGCACCCGGAAGACGAGCGTCCCGACGTCCTGCCCGCGCGCGCGGAACGTGTGAGACGCCGACGTCGGGCGGGGTAGCTCGGAGAACCGGTTCCAGAGCTTCGACGAGTTCGCCTCGTCCGCCGGGGTCGGCCCGTTGCCCTTCGAGGCGGGCCTCGTCTGGAGCGCGCCGGGGATCACTTGAAGAGCTTCATCGGCATGATCATGCGGAAGTTGTACCGCATCTGCTGGTTCACGCCGTGCTTGCCGTTGTCCTGGATGATGAAGGCGTCGCCCTTCATGACCTTCCCGCCGGGCCCGATCACCTGCACGGCGACGAGCGTCAGCGAGAGGATGTACGGGCCCGCGTCGAACTCGAACCCGCCCTGCGGCGCCGCGTTGTTCACGTCGACCTCGAGCATCGGCGAGCCGGGGCTCATCCCCGCGAAGCCCTTGATGACGGTGTCGACTTGCTGCGCGTTCGCGGTGCGAGCGAAGTCGATCTCCTGTTCCTCGGCGAGGAGCACGCCCCCGACGACGCCCACGAGAATCGAATAAAGTTGGCTGTTGGCCATTGTCCGTTCTTTCGTTCAGCCGACTTGATTCGGTTCTGGGCTAGCCGACCTTATTGGCCACGATGCCCGTCTGGTCGAGGATGTCCGCGGTCTGGAGATCGAAGCTCGCCGACACTCGGTTGCGCGGTGACGACTCGCGCTGGACGATGGCGTTCTCGTTCGTCGCGTCTGTGTTCTGGAGCAGGCCCGCGATCCCCATCTTCTCGGTGAGGTCCTTCAGCGCGTTGCCGATGAGCGTCGCGTTCGTCGCGAAGACGTTCGGCGGGACGCCGCCCTGGGGGTTCTGCCCCGTCGCTGGCGCGTCGAGGAGGTCCTTCGCCGCAAACTGCTGCGAGACCACCGTCGCCGCCGCGGTCGCCCACGCGTCGACGATCGCAACCTTGTGCGGGTCGCGCGCCCGGTAGTCCGCGGTCGCGCCGTTCAGGCTGCACGTCGTGACGCGCTTGACCATCTGGAGCGTCCCGTCCGAGAGGATCGCGTACGGGGTGAGGCCGTTGTTCAGCGCGCTCGTGATCTGCGCCGTCGACGGCCCCGCGTTCGGCCCGTTGCGCGACGCGGTCAGGAGCCACGTCGCCTGGTCGTTGAACTGCGCGTTCCCCGTCGGGAAGAGGGAGAAGTTCAAGCGCCCGACGTAGCGGTACCCGGTGTTCCCGCTCTGCTCGTAGAAGGCGACGATGCCCGCTTGGTTCGCCGCGAGCTCGAGGGGCGTGATGTCCGTCGCCGCCCCCCACTGGAGCTCGCACCGCCCCGCGTTGAGGCCCGTCGCGACGGTGATCGCGTTCGCGATGGTGTCGACCGAGCCGGCGAAGACGCGTTGGCGGATGCCCGAGAGCGGGAGCGCCTGCGAGTTGACCTGCGTGACGACGCGCCCGACGTTCGTCGCGTCGGAGTCGCAGACGACGATGTCGTAGTACCCGACCGCGAGGACCGTCGCGAGGGCGTTCGTCACGTTGTCGGCGGTCGCGCCCCCGCCGAGCTGCGCGACCTGCGCCGCCGTCGAGAGCGTGCCCCAGTTCGTGTAGACCGACGAGCCGTCGGCCGTCGTCGCGCCGATCGTCGTCCCGAACGCGGGCGGGCTCCCGCCGCCCGTGCCGCCCGTCGTGACCTTGTAGTAGTAGCCGTTCGCCGTAGCGGGGGCGATGAACGTCCCGGTCACGGTGACGATGCTCGTCGACCAGAGGACGCCGTAGTCGGTGACGGTGACGCCGCCCGGCGCGAACGTCGGGCCCGCGAGGACGCCGACCTTGATCTGGTTGCCCTCGGGCCCGTGGTTCTTCGCCGTGATGGCGATCGACCCCGCGGTGTTCGTCGCGGTGATCGCCCAGTTGACGTTGTTGTTGATGTTCGCAGCGACGTTCCCACCCTGGACCGTCGCCGTGTCGCCGACGTTGACCGCTGTGTCGACGAACTCGTCGCCGTAGAAGAAGCGGATGTTCCCGCCGCTCGTCGCCGTCCCCGTGATGAGGACGATCCCCGACGCCTGAGCGCCCGCCGACTCGGCGACGCAGCAGAAGTAGATCGGCGTCGTCTTGTTGACCTTGTTCGCCCGCTTCCACGCCCGGTGGACCTGAGAGCCCGGCCCCGTGAGCGTGATGACGTCCGCCTCGCTCTGCGCTGGCGTCGACGTGTCGGGCCCGTAGACGACCGTGTCGGGCGTCGCGATGCCCGTGCTCGTCTTGTTCCCGAGGATGAAGATCTTCTGCCCGACGGGTGCCCCGGCAGTCGGGCCCGCGGCGAGGTTGACCTGCACGAACGTCCCCGGATTGGGGAAGTTGGCAGAGAGCCCGACGAGAATTATTGAGGCGAGACCGAGGATTCCCATCGCGTGCTCCTACTTGCTCGTCTCGGTTGCGGAGGCGAGGGAGACGAGCCCGGGCTTCGGGCCCTTCGACTCGGCTTCCTTCGCCGCCTTCAGGTGCGCGGCCTGGCGCGCGTCGCGCTCGGCCTGGACCTTCTTCGCCTCGTCGCCGGCGGACGTCTCGGGGTGCTCGCCGCCGAAGTCGGGCTCGAAGAGGATGCCCGCGGCGCTCGCGGTCGCGAGGTCGGCGGCCCAGAGGTCGCCCTGCTGGAGGTGCCTCACGTACTCGCCGTAGTGGGGATCGTCGACGGGGATCGTCACGACCTCGTCGACGAGCTTCACGAACCCGCCGTGGTTGCCCGTGTACTGCTCGCCCGAGACGGGGTGGACGAAGACGTCTTCCTTCCCGAGCGTCGCGTCGAACTTGAGCCCGACGTGGCGGCGCGTGCCGGTGTCCATCAGCGCCCGGTAGTCGGGGACCATCGCGAGCCCGCGGTGGAGCACGCGGAGCGGGACCGCCGGGAGCTGCTTCTCTTGGATTCGGTGAGCCATCGGGGGTGGGGTCCTTCAATCAGGTGAAAGCGAACGCCCCGGGGAGCGTCACGGACTGGCCGTCTCGGTTAAGCACTGTGAGGTCGAGCGTGCCCGCGCCGGAGACGGCGGGCGTCACGATGGTGAGGCTCGTCGACGCGTTGAACGCGACGCTCGTCACGAACTGGGGGTTCGCCGGTGGGCCGAAGAAGACGGTCGGGGGACCGGAGAGGAAGAGCGTGCCCGTGATGTTGACCGTCGTCCCGCCGGCGGAGGTGCCCGTCGCGACGTCGAGACTAGTGATGGTCGGCGCCTGCTGGGTATCGACCTGGGAGATCGTCGACGCGCTCGCGAGGACCTTCGACCCGTCGTCGCCGAGGAGGTTGCCCGTGATGTCGGCGCCCGCGAACTTCGAGGGTCCGCCGACGGTCGGCGCGTACTCGTCGCGCTCGATGATGTACCCGCGCATGATGAGCGCCGGGAACCACTCCTCGTTCGTGCCCGGCATCCGGCCGTACTCGAAGCCGGTCGAGACGCCCGCGACGCGCTTGTCGATCGGCGTCCCGAACCCGATCTCCTCGAGATTCGCGAACTGGGGCGCGTCGAACTGCTGACCGAGCGACCCGCCGGGGGGCGTGTACCCGGGGTCCCACGCGTCGTTCACCTTCTTGCGGATCGCGTCGTAGACGGCCTTCAGCAGCGGGAGGATGCGCTCGCTCGCGGCCGAGTCGATCGGCGGGAGCGCGTAGACGACGTTGATCCCGCAGATGTCGTGGTCGTGTCCGAGCGTCCACTGCTCGGTCTGCCCCTGCGTGCGCCAGACGTAGAGCGACGGGAAGTGAAACTGGTTCTCCAGGAACTCCGGCATCGGCTCGTACGGGTACGACTGGATGACCGCCTTCGTCATCCCGACGCCCACCGCCGCTGCCTCCTGGAGGAGCCTCGGCCCCGGGTACGTCGTGATGACGTACGTCAGGAAATCTAGGAGGTAGAAGATCGCCGGGTCGGCATCTTGGAGCGATGAGTTCCCGCCCGTCGTCGAGACAGGCTGTAATGTCTGACCGGTAAGAAATTGGTTGTAGTCGCTCATCGGCTACTCGAGTTCGTCGATCTCGTTCGCCGCCCCGTCGAGGTGGTCCGCCCACTGCCGGTAGCGCCGCGACATGCAGTCGGCGACGCCCGCGAGTGCCTTCACCGCGATCTGGTCATCCCGCGTGAGCGTCCCGGCGAGGAGCTTCGCCTGCGCGAAGTGCTTCTGCGTCTGCTCCGCGCTGATCTCGCGCAGGTGCTTCGCGAGTCCGCGGAGGTCGTCGCTCGTCACCGCGCCCTCCGGATCGCCTCGCTGACGTAGTACGCGGCGCCGAAGTTCGCCGTCATCTCGCCCCGCTCCCGCGCCTGTCGGACGAACGGACGCTCGGACGTCCCGGGGTGCTTGACGAAGCGCCGGTAGAACGCCGTCCCGTTCACCTCGAACCGGAGGAACGGCCTGCCATTGATCGTGTGCGGTCGCGTCCCCCGGTCGAGGAGTCGGCTCGCGCCGCCGAACGAGACCGACCCGCGGCCGAAGCCCGAGTACGTGCCCTTGATGCTCGCCCTCGTCTTGCCCGACTTGTCTTTGAAGAGGCTCGTCGCCTTGCCCGACTCCTCGGTCGCCTTGATGGCGTCGCGGAGCGCGAAGTTCGCCGCCTGGACGATCCCCGCCTCGAGCATCTCCCAGCCGCGGAGGAACGCCGCCGTCTCGACCCGCATGTGCGACATCAGGCACCGTCGCCGACGGAACCCGGGTTCCGTCCGGGGGGCGCGTCGAGCTCCAGCCCGCCGTCCCCGGTTGCCGGGGCAGGGGTGCCCCTAGAATCGTCTTTCGGGTCGGGGACGGCCTTCCGGGCCTGCCGCGCCCGGACGAGCGCTACGAAGTCCCTGTAGGCGCCCGGCTCGGTCACCGAGAGGACCTCCAGGGCGAACTCCGCCGCGTACCCACGGGCGAGCGTGATGTCGACGCCCGTCTTCGCGTCGCCCTTCCCACTCTCGAACTTGGTCACGAGGAACCGCCGGTCGACGTGGGGGACGATCGTGACCCTCGGCATCGGCTCGCCGAACGCCGTCGTCGCCCCGCACTTGTCGCAGCGGTACGCGTCGACCTTCGCCGGGTCGGTCGGGACCTCGTCCTTGTGGCCGCACGACCAGCAGGTGAGTTCCCAGCCCGGGCGAGCGGCGAGGCGCGCGAGGGCGCGGTCGACGGAGCTCTCGATCTCGGTCACGTGTCCTGGTCCTCGAAGATGGCGCGCGCGATCCGGAGCTTGAACATCTCGACGATCCCGAGCAGCTTGTGGGCACTCGCCTTGTCGTCGAAGACGTAGTCCGTCCGGTGCATCCCGTCGGCCCGCTCGACCGCGAAAGCGAAGCAGGTGAACTCGCCCCGCTCCGCCTCGGCGAGGAGGGCGCGGAGCATGTCGGCGATCTCCTTCGGCGCGGGGCTCCCGAACTCGACGATCCGGAGACTCGTCTTCTCGACGGGGTCGCTCACGTCGGCACGCGCCCCGACTGACGGAGGATGACGTGGTAGTGGAGGGAGGTCGCCTCTTCCCCACGCTTCTCGAAGATGGTCCCGTTCTCGGGGATGCCGAACGTCCCGTTCGGCGTGCTCACGATCCAGATCAACTGGACCGCCTGCCCGTTCGGCTCCGGGTCGAACGTCGCGTCGTCGAACCCGCCCGAGGGCCCGAACGCGGACGCCGCGAAGACGGGCGACATCGGCCCGACCTTGAGGTCCCGGTTCGTGTACTGCCCGCCCGAGCTCACGGCCTCGGTGCGGGAGATCTGCCTCACGCGGACCGGGTACGAGACCCCGTCCGCACCGAGGTTCGTCAACACGACGTCGACGTCGACCTTCGTCGTCCCGGGGAGCCCGGGGCGGGAGCCGCTCCACGTGCGGCGCCGCACCTTCACCTGGAAGGGCCGGATGTTGAGCATCCCGCCGATCGCGCGCACCGCGTCGAGCGGCGCGAGGATGTCCTCCCCGAAGGTGTCGCCCATGGCCGGTTACCTCAGCGACCCCACGGGAAACCTCCCCGCCACGGGTCGCGCGAGTAGTTGTCGTTCGCGAAGACGTCGTCGTCGCGGATGATCGGCGCCGACGAGAACATGTCCGCGCGCGGACCCTTCATGCCGAGCATGCGGCAGAGCGCGTGGACGCCCTTCCTACCCTCGGCGCGGAGGCGCTTGGTCTCCCTCACCGAGTCGAGCGACGTCGCGTCCTCGTCGACCGAGAGCGCGCCGACGAACGAGTCGAGCCGCGCGATGTTCGCTTCGATCTGGATGAGCCCCCGGAGAAACGGCATCGTGAACGCGACGTTCTGCGCCGTCCCGCCGGGCGTCACCCCGACGGGGCCCGTCACCGCGGCGGATCCGTAGATCGTCGACTTCACGAAATTCTCGGTCGACGAGTCAGGACGCGAACCGCCGTCCGCGATCGACTGAGTCGCAGTTAGTGCACTCTCGAGGCGGGGCTCAGCCTGGAGATAGATCGCACCGAACCCGACGAAGTGTCGAACCCAGACACGATCCTGCTCTTGGTACATGCGGACGGAACCCGGGTTCCGTCTTTCAGAACGTGATGCCGGATGGGACCTGCGTGAGCCCGACCGCCGGGGCCGCGCCGACAACGAGCGTCCACGGGCCGGGGGTGGAGAGGGGCACGAGGCGCACGGGGCGCTGCATGACCGACGCCGCGATGTACGCGACCGTGTACGCGGACGCGATGGTCGGGGCGACGAAGTCGGGGAGCACCGGCTGCCCGGTGCCTCCCGACCCGCTCCCGAGCACGGTCTGGGGGTTGCCCCCGGGGGTGTAGTCGTCGATGAGTCGGTACGTGTTCGCGTTGGTTGCCATGGTCCTTTACCTTCGTGCCTTTCGGGGATCAGGCGACGCGCACGCGAACGCGCGGTCGCTACTTCTTGTGCTTCTCGCGGGACGCCTGCGCCCGCTCTTGCTCGACCGACTCGGCCGCCGCCGCCGCTTCCGCGTCGCGCTTGGCGTCCCACGCCTTGCGCTCCTCGCGGTCGGCGATCTCCTTCTCCGCCTTCTCGCGGGCCGAGGCGGACGCAGCGTGGCGAGCCTCCGCCATCCGCTGCCGCTGCCACTCCTCGAATTCCGCCGTCTCTGCCGCCTTGAGGCGCGCCGCGACGTCGTCGAGCGCAGGCGAGAGCTGGATGAACCCCGGCTGGATGCGCACCCGCTGCGAGCCGAGTCGCTCGAGCTGGGGACCGCACCCGGCGACGGTCGTCTTCTCGTGCCCCTCGTCCGTGAAGTTCTTGCAGTCGAACGGGGCGTGGAGGCAGTCGATGTGGTGGCACTGGTAGGTCTGGATCTGCCGGTCGTACTCGCTCGGCAGCGCCTTCTCTTCCCCCGCCTTGACGTAGTACGTGTGCGTGCCGTGCTTCTCGTCGTACGTCATGATGCGCGGCTGGCCCTGCGCGTTGAGGCGCTTGCCGGGCTTCGGCGTCTCGATCTGGATCTCGAGCTTCACGGTCCGCTCGGTCGGGTTCCTCCAGATCGTCTGCTGCTGGCTGTCCTCCTCGCCCTGGGGCGGCGGGTACGCGCGCTCGGCGAGGGGGACGATGTCGCGGGCTTCGCTTCGGTCGGTTCGCATGGGGGTCTGGTCTTTCGGTTTCTTCGGTTGGAAGACGAGAGCCAGCAACCCCGCATGAGGGGGACGCCCTGGGTGGCTCCGTCGACGGAATCTTGTTGTCCCGAAGAGGTGAAACGAGGACGGTGAGGCGCGGTCTCCCGCGCCTCTACCCGTTACCGGTCACTGCTCCGAGATGTCGACGAGGAGCCCGTGCGCATTGCGTCGCGTGAAAGCGAGCTGGCAGCGGATCATCATCGTGACCTTGATCGAGTCGCCCGTCTTCCCGAGCTCGGCGACGCGCATCGGCATCCCCGTCGCCTGGATCGGCGCCATGCCCCCAGAGCTCCCCTCGATGCCGAGCATCGTCAGGAACGCGATGTCCTTCCCGCTCATCGTCCGCGGGAGGTACTTCACCATCATCTTGTCCGTGTTGAGGAGCGCGAGCTTCCCCGACGGGTTCAGGCGGTTCCGGATGACCTGGCGCCCCTTGTACATGAGCGCGTCGAACTGACCGCTCGAGTTCGGCGGCACGCCGAGCCCGTAGACGGGCGAGCCCGCCTGGTCGTTCATGCGGATCAGCGGGAGCTGCGACGGGTTCGTCGCCGTGCCCTGGAAGATGCCCGCGTACTTGTTCGCGACGCCCGCGCTCGTCATCACGAGGTTCCACGGGATCGAAGCCCCGAGGAAGATGTTCGAGTCGACCGTGTCGAGGAGCTGGGACGTCAGCGCGCGCGGCACGCCACCGTTCGAGACGGAGAGGGCGTTCCACTCCGAGTACGTCGCCGGGTTGATCCCGAGGTAGACGCCGCCGCCGAGCCCACCGCCGTAGACGCCGACGATCGTCGGGTTGCCGAACGAGTCGACGCCCGTCCCGACGAGTGAGTCGTTCTCGATCTGCGACGCGATGGCCGCGCCGGCGGAGAGCACGCGAGCGCCAAAGATGTCCTTGATCTGCTGGGGCATCCCCTGCGGACCGGAAGTGAACGCCGCGTCGATCTCCGTCTCGGTGATCTGGAACGAGGAGCGGTAGGTCGCCCAGGGAGCGAACGCGGGGACGTCGATGTCCGTCGCGTACTCCGTCGCCGGCACGTCCGAGCCCTCGGCCACGGTCTGCGCCGTCGCACCCGTGAACTCGACGTCGAACGCGACGTTCCTCCCCTTGCCCTCCGAGACGCCCTTGCGCGCCTGGAGCTGCCCGAGCAGGAAGGTCGTGCGGTTCCACTGCCGCTGGAGGTCCCCCTCGAAGAGCTGGGGCAGTGCGTTGAAGATTGTGGTGAGCGACTCACTCATGACGGTTCTTTCCTTTGTTCAAAACCGCCGATGGCTCGTCGCCCAGCGGGTGTCGTTTACAGTTCGCCAAGTCGCTCTTTGATCGCCGACCCGATCATCGACCACTGCTGGTCGTTCGTCGGCTTCGCGCCGGCCGGCAGTCCGCCGGGCCCGGGCTTCGTGCTCCCCGACCCGCGCACGCCGCTCGGCGGGAGGTAGATCTTCGCGTCGTCGCTCTTCGCCCAGCCGGCGAGACCCGCCGCGAGCTCGACCTCGGCTCCGGTGTCGTCGACGAAGACCATCTCGTCGCTCTCGTCGTCGCGCATGCGGATGCGCCCCTCTTGCTGGAGCACGGCAAACGCTCCCTTGAAGCGCGCGCCGTCGATGCCGAGCGCCGCGAGCTGTTCGGCCGTCGTCTGCCGGAGCGCGGACGACCGCATCTTCGCCTGCGCCTCGGACGCCTTGCGGTTGCTCGCCTCGAGCGCGTCCTTCGTCTCCTGGATCGACCGGCGGAGCGTCGCGAGCTCGACGGATTCCTTGCCGCCCTTGCCGCTCTTGCCACCGACGCCGTCGTCGGGAGTCTCCGTCGGCTTGAACGCCGCGAGCTTCTCGTCGAGCAGGGTGGCGAAACGGGTCTCGGCCGCCTTCGCGTCCTCGCCGCGCTTCTTGTCGCTCATCTTGTCGCGGGCCGCGATCGTCTGGTTGACGACCCCCGCGACGATGGCCTTGATCCCCGCGAGCTGGGCGTCGTTGAAGACGCTCGCCCCTCCACCCCCTCCACCCCCTTCGTCGTCGGAAGGAGCACGCAGGCAGTATCCACGCAGGTGTCGGAAGAGCATGAGGGATTCTCCGCGGGTTCTCGGTCGCCTTTCGGGCTCCCGTCGTGGCGTGTTCGGTATCGCCCTTCGGCGAGGGACAGCGACGCCTCGGCGCCGCCCCTCTCGGGCGTGTGGCGGGTACTACGAGCTCTCGACGCCTCCCCGCCCGGGGGACGTCGCTCGAATCAGACCGGGATCAGGTACGGCCCGGCGTAGCCGAGCGTCGTCACTTCGACCTTCACGTGCTCGCGAAGCTCTTCGCGAGCCGCGCGGCGGAGCATGGCCATGGTCTCGCGCTCGCCGTCGGTGAAGCCCGGCACGAAGAGCGGGTAGCGCTTGTCGATGTCGCGTCGCTCCTCGTGGTACCGGGAGAACATCGACTCGTTCGCCATCACGAAGTCGCGCGAGACGGACGGAACCCGGGTTCCGTCCTCGGCTCGGTGGGTGCGCTCGCGCCTCGCCATCGTCAGTACGGGGGGCAGCGGTCGCCGGTCTTCAGGTACGCGTCCCAGAGTGCGTTCTCGCGCTCTCGCTCGGCGTCGACCCGCGCACTCCGCGCCGAGTGCGCCCGCTTCATCCGCTCCTCGTAGAGCGCTGTCGACTCTGGGAGCGTGAGCGGCGGGAGCTTCGCGTCGGCCATCAGTAGTGGTCGATGCCACCGAGGTCACTCGGGACGACGCGCTCCTTCTCTTTCCACTCGGCGTTCTTCCGCTTCACCTTGTAGATGCGGAGCTCGGCCTGCGCGAACGGGTCCGGGTGCGTCGGCTTATCGAGCACGCGCAGACCCGCGGTGATCGCCTCGTGGTGACTCACGATGCCGACGCGCGACATCGACTTATCGTCGGCGAGCTCCACGATGAGAGCCTTGATCGACATCTGGGGACCGATGCGCGCGTCCGGCTTGACGTCGGGCTTCGCATATCCCGCCTCTTCGATCGCGTGCGCGATGGTCTCGGCCGTCTCCTGCGTGCGCGTCATCGGGCTCGCGTAGAGCACCGTCGGGATCTGGTCGTTCTCGGTCATCCACTGACCGAGCGCCGTCGCCGCCTCGGTGCCCTCGTCCGAGATGCCCGGGTCGGGATCGTCGTCGTAGTCCGTCGACTCCGGGTTCGCGTGCCTGATGACGTAGACGCGCATCGGCTTACGACTGGTAGCGGAGGTTGACCCAGACGCTGTTCGTCGCGTCGAGCGTGAGGTTCGCGAACGTCGTCGAGACCGCGTAGCAGATCCCGTTGACGAACGAGAGCCCGTACATCGTCATCCCGCCGGGCCCGTCGTTCAGCCAGAGGTCGAGCGGCGTGTTCGTCGTGAGGGGGATCGGCGGGAGGATCGGGACCGCTGTGTTCGCGGGCACCGCCGTCGCGTCGAAGATCATGAGGTAGAGGGTCGGCGTCCCGCTGTTCACCGCGAGGACGTTGAGCAGGACGTCCCCAGACGTGTTCGGGAGCACCCTCGAGTTGACGCCGCCCTGCGAGTCGTCCTGCCAGAGCCAGTTCGGCGGGACGACCTTCGGGAGCTGGCGAGTCGCTGCGGGCATCGGTCAGTCCTCACCCTTCGCGTCGTCCGGTTTCTTATCCCCGCCCTTCGGCGGGAAGCCGGGAGCCGCGCCCGGGGGCGGAGGCGGACCCTGCTTGATGATCTGCTTGTCGAGGTCCATCTGCATCTGCCGCTTCTCTTCCTCGGCGTCGATGCCCTGGTCGATCTCCTCGGCCATCTGCGCGACCGTCGCCGGCGGTAGGCCCGGCACGAGCACCGTCGCCACGCGCTTCGCGTGCTCCTTGCGGAACGTCGGCGACGGGATGGCCACGAGCGCGAGCGACGTCGCCTCCTGGATGACCGCGGCGCGGTCGTACGTCTCGTAGTTGTCGATGCCCGACGTGACCCAGACGACTTCTTCGGCACGCGCCTTCGAGATGGCGTCGTAGACGCTCCCGAAGAAGGCCCGGACGTAGCGCCCGAGCGCCCCGAGCACCTTGTCCGTCTTGTCCTGGTCCTTCTGCTTCGAGAGGCCCGAGCGACCGAGCGCGCCCGCCGAGGGGCGGATGCTCGCCGACATCTGGTGGTTCACCGCGAACATCGCCTCGCGCACGTGGTCGACCTGCTTGTCGATGATCTCGTACGCGTGCCCGTGCGGCTCCGCGAAGTCGAGCTTGTCCTCGTGCCCGAGCGTGAGGAACCCCTTTTTGTTGAACTGCGCGATCGGGTCCTCGCCGCGGTGCGGGTCCTCCGCCGCCTCCGAGTTCGACTCGCCGATCGCCGGCATCTCCGGCCCCTGCGTCACGTAGGGGATCGAGACGCACGACCGCTTCTCCGCGCCGACGAGCTCGGACCGACGCACCCAGTGCTCGAGCGCGAGCGGGCCGATCTTGTTGCCGACCCAGAGGCCCTTCGGGAGCTCGAACCGGAGCAGGGGCACGCGGTCGAAGCTCGTCGACCCGCCCTGTACCCAGGGGATCGCGTCCTCGGGGCGCGGGTCGGTCTGCCCAGGCACGTACGTAACGGCGTACTGGTCCCAGCGAGCGCACGCGTCGGGCTCGTCGCTAATCGACCAGATCGTGAACGTCTCGGTGACGCTCTCTCGGGTGCTCGCCGGCGTCGCCCGCTCCTGTTCCTTGCGGAAGAGGATGACCCACGCGAACGTGCTCGTTTTCTTGCAGTCGGGCCCCTTCTCGACCTTGAGCTTCCAGTCGATGACCTGGTCGGGCGGGACCTCGTAGACGTAGCAGCGGCGCGCGCCGCTCGCCTCCTCGTCCGCCATGTTCACGGGAGCGGGGCCCGTCGCCATCGGAGCGTCGACCATCAGGTACGCGCGCCGGTGCTTCAGGCCCGTCGTCAGGATGTCGGCCGCCATGTCGGCGAGCCCGTTCCCCTCGCCGTCGACGTCCTTCGCGAAGTCCGCGTAGAACTCCTCGTCGGGGAAGACGCCGGGCGTGTCCGGGTTCTTCGCGTCGCCCGCGGGGACGACCGCTAAGGGCTGCGAGAAGAGGTCCGAGACGAACTGGTCGACGATCTCCCCGAAGTAGGGGACGTAGGCGGTCGTCGAGATGCGGCTCGCGTAGAGCGTCGGGTGCTCCATCGGCAGGGGAGCGATGTAATCGCTCGCCTTCCTCATCATCTGCCAGCCGCCCTCGTAGAGGTCCTCGACCTGCGTGTACTGGCGGCCCGGGTACTCCCCGTGGTGCTGCGTCAGCAGCGCGTAGAGCAGGCCGCTCTTTGAGGGGGCGTCGGGCATCGGGTCCGCATCGAGGACGGAACCCGGGTTCCGTTCACTCCTGGAGTTGCACTTCCACGCCGCGGCGCACGAGCTCGGGCCAGACCTCCGACCAGATCGTCTCGCACCCCTTCGCCATCGACTCCTGCCCCTTGCTCCGGGTCTCGAGGGGCCGGTGGAGCCACGCGACGACGTCCGCCGGCTTCTCGTCCGGGTTCGCCGCCATCCACTTCCGGAGCGCCCGCACCGCGGTCACGCCCTCGACGATCCACGGGCCCGGCTCACCGAGCCACTTCGCGACCTCGGCCGACGCCTGGCTCCACTCGTGGACGCCGACCAGGCTGTCGGTGTGCCGGACGCGGAAGCCGTCGGAGACGCGAGACTTCGCGAGGTGCGTCTTGCCCGTCCGCGGCCCGCCCGTCAGGACGACGCGCCCCGAGCGGGGGAGGTAGATCACCGCGACGCGGGGCCGCTACCGGCCCGCTCGCGCGCTTTCGAGTTCGGGTCGGGGTACCGGCGCCTGACGTTCGTGAAGAGGTCGAGACCGCCTCCGTCGACGATGTCGTTCGTGTTCGCTGTCTGCCTCGACGAGTAGTCGACGGCGACGGAACCCGGGTTCCGTCCGACTCGGTCCGCGTTGAGCGTCACCCCGCCGTCGGTGCAGCAGAACGCGCGGTGGAACGCCGCGTCGAGCCAGTGCCGGAGCATGAGCGAGAGCTTCATCATCGCCCCGTGAGCTTGAGCGGGAGGTTCTTCGGGTCGAGCAGGGGAGACCGGAACGTCGCGTCGGGGTCCTCCTTGCGGGGCTGACCGAACGGGTTCTTCGGGGCGAACTGCGGCGCCTGCCCCCGCCTCTTCTTCACGCGCGTCCGGGACGGGCGGTCGTCGAGGACCGGCTCGTCGGCGTACTCCTCGTCGATCGGGGACGGGAACGACTCGGCGATCGCACCCGGGCTCGCGGCGTAACCCGTCTTGTACTTCATGCTCCGCCTAGTACCGCGAGAGGTTCATCGCTTCGAGCGACTTGTTCTCGCGCTTCTTCACGGGGGCGAAGGCGAGACTCGAGAGTGCCCAGACGACCGCGTCGAGCCGGTTCGGGCTCGTCATGCCGGTCAGGGGCTCCCACGTGCACATCTCGTCCTCGAGGTTAGGGAAGCACCCGACGTGGTGGACGCGCTTGCGCTGGTAGAGCGAGGAGATCGGCTCGGCGCGCGCCCGCTTGCCCTGCGACGCCCAGACGCCCTCGTACGGGAGGTCGTTCCGGATGGTCCGGAGCGTGCTCTCGACCATCTCCCCGCCGTTGTTCTCCTCGCCGATGAGGCGGTCGCAGTCGAAGTCGTCGAAGACCTTGATCGCTCGCCGTCCCCAGTCGAGCGGCTTGAAGCGCCCGCTCGCGTCGGCGAAGACGTAGAACTCCTTGTTCGAGTCCATCGCGGCGCCGACGATGCCCGTCTCGTCGCTCGTCTCCTTCGACTTCGCGGCCGGGTCGATCGCGACGACCGCTCGAACGATATTCGCCGGGAGCTTGTCGACCCGCATCCCGGGCCACTCGAACATGTCCCGGCTGAAGAGCGCCCCCTCGACGTCCTCGAGCAGCTCGGCCTCGAGCTCCTGCCGCCCGAGCCGCGTCCCCTCGTACTTCGAGACGACGTCGCGGTAGAACTCGTCGGCGAGGTTCGCGCGGTTGTCGTACGTCGACCCGCGCGTCATCGCGACGTCCTTGCTCGCCCGCTTCATGAGCTGGCGGACGAGCGGCTTCGGCTTCGGAGTCGTCGTGACGACTCCGCGTAGTTTGAGTCCCCCTGTCGGCCGGAGGCGGAAACCGAACTGGAGCTGGTCCCACGCGTCGGGGTAGGGCCACGCCGCGAGCTCGTCGCACCAGTACGTGTCGGCCTGCTTGTTCCGGAACCGCTCGGGCTCGTCCGCGCTGATGAGCGTCGCCCTCGCGCCGTTCGGCCACGTGAGCCGAAGCTTCGACGGCTCGTAGTCGGGGTAGTTCCACGGGGGCGAGCACGCGAGGATCCCGCTCTCGCCCTCGATCATCGCCTCGCGAATGTCGTTCGACGTCGGGCCAGCGAGGACGAGCCGTCGAGAACCGCGCGCGACGCGACTGATGATCCACTCGGCGCCCGTCCGCGTCTTGCCGAACCCTCGCCCTGCGAGCAGGAGCCAGATCGTCCACCAGTCACCGTCGGGCTCGAGCTGCTCGCCCCGCGCCCAGAAGGGCCACGAGAACGAGAGGGCGTCGATCTCAGTGGGGCTGAGACTCTCCACGATCGCCCGCTGCTCCGCGGGCGGCAGCGATGCGAGCGATTCGGCTGAGAACGTCCTCTGCATTCGTGTGCTTCACTTCGAGCTCGCCCTCGTGCTTGTGCTCGACCTTGACGGGGAGCATGACGCCGTTGATCGTCGCGAGCTCGCGGACGATCCGCATCAGCGTCCGGACGTGACCGGCCATCGCCGTCGACGCCGCGATGTCGACCTTCGCGTCGCCCCGACCGAGCGCGAGAGGTCGGAGAGACGCGATCGCCTGGTTCTCGATCACGACGGCTTCCTCGAGCCGGTGCGTGTAGATGCGCCGCTTCTCCTCGGAACTCTCGACCCCGAGTTCGCGGCAGTGGCGCTCGACGTCGAACCGCGCCTGCTTCGGCGAGATGCCGAGCTCCTTGGCGATCCGCGCGTAACTCGCGCCGAAGATCTTCAGGTCGAACGCCTGGAGACGGCGCTGCTTGCGAGTGAGCGCCGCCGCGACGTCGCCGTTACGCACCTGCCGATTACCGACCCCGCGACGCCACTTCGGCTTCGCGGGAGTACCCATACGATCTACTTTCGGCCCAACCTTCGGAACTCGTGCCACGATCTAGACCCGAGGGGGCCAGTTCCAGCAACCGGGCGCCGGCGGGTCCGCGTACTTCACGCGGTTGAAGAAGATGCCCATCGGGTTGAGGACCACGACCGTGACCTCGTCCCCGTCGTGTACTTCGGCGACGATGGCGGCGCGCGGCACGCTCTTGAACTCCCCGCCCGGCGTGCCGTACGCCTGGTAGTGCACGATACGTCCGACGGATGCGTTCTGGCTCATAAGGGGGTCTCGAATCGGAAGGAAGTCTTACGGCGTCGTGCCGTCGGGGTGCTGCGAGATGAGGCCGGAGAGCTCGTCGCCCGCCTCGTAGTATCGGGCGGTGACGCAGTGGTAGGGGCGCACGGCGGCGAGGACGGACGCGGCGCGGTCCGCCTTGTCCTGGGTCTCGTAGAGCGCGAGCGCCCCGCTGAGCTCCCGGACGAGGTGCTCGCCGACGAGGCCGGGGCCCGCGATGTAGACGCCGAAGAGCATGGTCGTGTGAGGACGGAACCCGGGTTCCGTCCTGAGGGTGGGCGGTCAGCCCCGGGCGGGCGGCACTTCCCCTTCGCCCCGGTCGGTCCCGGTCGCGGGTTCGTACTTCCTCTCGAAGACGGCCTTCGGGTTCAGGTAGACGTAGCCGTCCTCCTGCGTGACGACGTAGTCGCCGGCGACGGGCTCCATGCGGGCCGTCATCTCGGGGGTCGCGACGACGGTGCTCCCGTCCTCGAGTACGAGGGGGAGTCCGGCGCCGTCGTTCTCTCGCGGGTGGGTAGCGGCGATCTTGAGCGCGTCGACCGTGACCGGATTCGCTCGGTACTTCATCGGGTCCCGTTCCTTCGCGCGTCGTAGAGTTCGGGTGGCGTCCGGTGCCGACGCTCGTAGAGGCGCGTGAGGAACACCTTCGGGTCGTCGAGCGGCGGGAGGAGTCGGTTCGCGACCTTCGTCAGGAACACCGCGGTCGGGTAGCACCAGCCGAAGACCCCGAAGACGACTCGCCCGCTCGGCGTGAAGGCGTGGCAGTTCACCCTGCCGCAAATGACGGGTCGCTCGAGGATGCGACCGAACCGACTCCGCATCCACGCCGTGTTCCAGGAGATCTTCACGAACTCGAGGAACCGCGCGACGTAGATGAGCGTCCAGCCGAGCGCGTCGACCGCGGCGACTGCACCGAGCACGAGCACGAAGACGATGAACCAGGTCAGGGGCATGGGCGGGGTCTCGGAAGAACTTGAGGCCTCACGCGCGACTCGAAGGGCGCGGAGGGGAGGGGCAGCGGACGTTCTCGCCGTCGCGGAGGCCTCGGGGGACGCGTTCGGCCGTGGCCTGCGCACCCCCTACGCGCCTTAGGGGTCGGTCGTCGTCGGCGGTCGCGGGACTAGCGCCGCTGGTTCTTCAGCTCGGCGATGACCTTCCAGAGCCCGGCGATCGCCTGCGAATGCTGCTCCTGCGTGACGTACTCGTCACCGTCCGACAGCGGGCGACTCACACGTTGGTCGGGCGGCGCGAGTGCCGGCGGGAGCGCCGAGACGCAGAAGATGAATCGGTCCGCGCGCGTCACCTTGAGGAAGGCGAGGCTCTCGGGGGTCGCGACGAGGACCTTCTTCGGGCCCCGACCGGTCTTCCAGACCACCTTCGACCCGTACTGCCGGTGTAGCCAGCGGAGGAGCTTCCGCGCCGTGTCCCAGTGCACGCCCCAGACCTTGCCCCAGTAGCGGGCGGCCCTCGGGCGGGCGTGGTCGAGCCGCGGAGTCACTCGGACGGAACCCGGGTTCCGTCCGACTTCCACACTTCCTCGATTACTACCCACCGATCGCGCCCCGGCTGCGTGACCGCCCTTTGGTAACCCCCGTTCTCGAACTTGAACGTCGCGTTGACGTACGTCGGCCCCCTCTCGTAAAAGACCCCGCCCGTCCGCCTCCACTCCGCGGCGTCACGCTCGTAAGCAACGCACTCCGACGCGTACTGCTCCTCGGTCAGCTCGACGACGAACTCCTCGCCGTCGTCGCCGTACTCGGTGATTCGCCTCTCGGGAGGCGCGGGGGGCATGCGCTGGTGCCGTTGACCTTCGTTCCGCACGTCGAGAATGATCGACACGAGCGGCGACCCCGAGTGCGGGCACGACATCCGAATGGGCGGCGCGTCGTACGAGGCGAGTAGCGCAATCGCGTCGGTGAGCTTCGCGTCGCTCACTTCGTGCCGCCTTCCGCCATCAAATCATTGTGATAATCGCACTTGCCAGCATAGACCCCGCACGGACACTCGCCCTCGTACCGCCGTCCGATTCGCCCGAACGGGATCGGGTAATTGCCGGGCGCCTCGAACGAGACGAGGGACGGCAACCGAAACAGTGCGCGCGCCTCGGACGCGAAGGCAGCGTATACGGTACCGCTCACGCGTCCGCCTGAAGGGACCGCTGCGACCGTAACCGTCACGCGGTCGCCAGATAGATACCGGACGCTGGCGATCTGGACCCCGTGACGCGTGGCCACGCTGGAAAGCAGGGCGATCGATACAGTGCTCATCACGTGCCGCCTACCGGCCCGACGATCCACGCGACCGCGTAGATGAGGATGCAACGAGCGCCCATTCGATCGCCGCCTTGTTGCTTCCCAGGCGCTTCGTGAGGGCGTCGAGCGCCGCCGACGCCTCGGTGCCCAAGTGCGCCTCCACGCGTCTCAGGCCGGCTGCCTTGTACGCGGCATGACTCTTCGTCGGCCCGGACGCGCGGCCCCAATAGAACCGCTCCCCGTCGACCGTCGCGGCATGCTGGCCCTTGTGCTTGGCCGCGCGGTCGCACGAGACGACGCTGCGCGCGTCGGGCGCGCCGCAGGGGCGTTTGGTGGTCATTTCTCTTCCTCGGTACACACGGACGAGCCGTCGAGCCGTTGCACCGTCCGGTGAACCGTTCGTCGACCTGGGATCGCTCCGTATACGCGTTCGCCGTCGTCGAGGTCGTACGACCGTGTCTCGATGACGGCGCCGCAGTACGGACACTTCGATGCACGGTAAATCTTCTCTTCGTCCACGTCAGTCGTCCCTGTTCATTGCGCGGTTCCAGTCCTTTGGGTTCACGCTGTTCACCCGATGAAATTCGTCCTCTGCCTCGCCGTTCCCGACGGCGTTCAGCGGGACCGAGACACCCACCTTCGCCGCCGCTTCGACAACCTTGGAAGGGACGAATCGCTCCGAGCGCTTGCCGCCGTCGCAGTGTGACGCGTGAAGGACCGTCCCGCCCTCTACCGAGCAAAACCGACCGCAGCAATCGCAAGCCGCAACGGTCACCGGGCCGCGAACTTCAAGAATCAGCTTGCTCATCCCCGAATCCTCCTGAGCAGCTCCGCGCTGCATCTGAGAAGAACCCCCACCCTATGCCCCCTGCTCCGGTGTCTCCCCGTCCTCCAGGCCATCGGTCGCTCACGCCGTCTTCGTGAACAACCATCGAAATGGCTGGTAGGGGATGACCCACACAAACATAGAGAAGACGATGTTAGGGATCCACGAGCGCTTCACCGCGACCAGTCTATACTCACAATCACCGTTGCATTCCATTTGTCCTGTCTCCTTCGTTTGCGCGCGCATCGCGCGCAGTGTTGCGCGGGTTATTCCTCTTTGGCCGGCCCCAGGCTCCGCACCGCGGCGCGCAGGGCCGCCAGCTTCGCTACTGCGTCCTTCGTCGTGGGGCACCCGTGCACGAGGTAAAGCATGTCGCTCACGATGCTAGCGAGGATGCTGACGTCGCCGGTTGACGTGCTCAGTGGAGAATGCGCGGCGACGTGGCGAGCGGCACTCACGCGAGGGTGCCCAGGGTCTCCCATCGACCACCGCTGGTCACCGTCTCCGAAGACGACCTTCCACGCGCCACGTCGCACCTGTTGCTTCGCCATCGCCTCTGTCCTTCCTCGATTCGCGCGCAGTGTTACTCGGCCGCCTCGACCGACACCGACGCCGGTTGCATTGCTTCGACGATGCCAGTCAGCAGGTCTCGGGCATCCTCAGTGCTGCACTCGCAGTCTCGGAGGTGTCGACCGATGTAGAACTGCTGCATGTTGCGCTCGTGTGGTGTCCAGTCCTGCATGAGGCGAGCGACCGTCACGAAAAACTTGGCCTGCGAGTCGTCGTCCAATTCCACGAACAGGCCCGCAAGCTGCTCCAACGTCATCGGGACGTCGACCGAGACCGTCAGTTTCATCTCGTCTCCTTCATCACGCGCCCAGAAGCGCGCATTTGAGTTAGTGCCCGTGTCTCTCGAGAAGCGCCACGGCGGCAACGCAAGCCGCTGCATGCGGGTTCCCGTACTTCGTAACGTCGTCCACCAGCGCCCGGAGCGCGGCGTGCGCCTCCGCCAGTTCCGCCGCGTGACGGGCGCGCTCGGCGTCGAGGGTGGCGAGCAGCGGAAACGCCGCGTCGAACATGCTCACTTCGCTCATCATCCTTCTCCCCTCTTCGCGTCCCGTCTGGCCTGGTCTGGGAAACCAGCCATGGTGAGCGCGTCATCGACGACTTTCTTTCGATGGTCGGAGTCCAGGCACCTGCGCGGCTCCAACAGAATCAGCGCCCTCACCAGCGCCTCCGACTTCGTTCGCTCGGCGTCGATCTCGGACAACGCCCACTTGATTGCGGTCTGCTGATCGCAATGGAGAACTCCTGGATTGCCGCCGGTCCTGTCAATTAGTTCTGACATCGCCTCGAGTCGGGCTCGGTTGATCCATGCATCGCCGCTCACTGCGCGCCCCCTTCCGGCCCAACGAGCCACGCGACCGCGTAGATGAGGATGCGACGAAACTTGGTCCGCTCTCGACCGGAGATGACCTTGGCAAATTGGGAGCGGGTCACGTCCTGCCGCCTTTCGCGTTGAGAATCCGGTCCGTCTCTTTGATGAGCGGACTACTAATCTTGGGGTCCACGGATTTGCGCCACCATGCGAGCGCGGCGACGGCATCCGCGAGGTCCGCCCGGATATAGTCAACACATACCCTCCTTCGCGCGCAGTGGCGCGGCCCGATCGTCCTCACGTCATCGTTCATCGGAGCAGGACCAGTTCGTCGATCCACTCGAGCGCCTGGTCCACGAGCTTCACGCTCACCTTCTCTCCGTTGCGCAGACGACGGAGGTACTTGGCAGCCCACTCCGCACGGGTGTTCAACGAAGCTCCGCGCGAGGGTACGTGCGCATCATCGAAGATGATGGTCGGACCCTTCTTACCCATTCGTATCTCGTGCTGAGTCATGCTCGTCTCCTATCGCGCCGCGCGCAGTTTAGTGCTCGTTTTCATCTCGCTCGAGCTTGAGCGCCGCGACCGAGTAGGCGGCGGTTTTCAGTTTCTCCCCGACCGTTCCGAGCGTCGCACACGTCTCATCAAACCTGCGCTCCAATTCGAGAAAGTTTCCGCGCATCGTCGCCACCGCCGCAACGGTGGAGTCGAGAGCGGCGAGGACCTCTACGACGTCCGCGTGTCGCGACGAGAAGTAGTCCTCCAACCGCTCGCGCGCTTCCTTGCTGAGAACCTGCACGGGCCGATCGTTACCGCGGACAGAACCCGGGTTCCGTCGTCAGAAGCCCACCCCGCGACCGGATGCGCTCGAACCGGTCGACGACGAACACCCGCTACCGGTTGCCGCGCATCTCCCGGTAGCTCGCCACCGCGTCGAGTAGGAGCTTCGCCGCGTCCCGCTCGACCGCCTCGACGAACTTCTCGCGCTCCCGCGACCACCTCACCTTGCCGAGTTCGTCCTCCGGCGCGAGGTCGAGCTTCCTCCGGAGCACGTCCGGCACGTACGTCGCCCGGTCGACCGCCCGCGTCGCCCCCGGGTCCCCCCAGTGCCCGAGCACCGTCACCTGGGCGTCGACGTACTCCCGACGCGCCCGCTCGACCGACGCGCACAGCGGCGCGAGCCGCGCCGCCTCCGGACTCAGACCCGCCCACTGCGGCGTCGCGAACGACCCGTAGGCGCGCTCGATGACGCGGGCGTGCTCGATAGGCATCCTCGCCATCGCGCCCCGCGCCGCCCCCGCGCCGCCCCGGCAAGGGGCGTGCAGCCGCCCTCCCCCGCAGTGCGCCGTCTCCGAGACCGTCATCGTCTGGCAGTACGCCTCGAGGTCCGCGTCCGCCTTCGCCCAGCGCTCCTCCGGCCGGTACGCCCCGGGGACCCCCCTCGAGTGCTTACCAGGGACGATCCGCACCATCTCGGTCGGGACGCTCTCCTCGACCCCCGACCCGCAGACGCACGCCCCCCTCTGACGCGCCGTCCCCTCGACCTCCCCCATCGCCGATCGACACGTGCACTGCTTCCTGCGCACGACGTCGGCGACGAAGAACTCGACGCGACCCGCGCCGACCATCCGCCGGAGCGTCAGCCGCGCCTCGTGGCGCGTCGCCCCGACGTTCTCCGCCGCGAGCACCTCGACGAGCTTCTCCCGCGGCGCCCCCTGGGCCCCCCGCCGGAGCAGGAACGCGACGACCTCGCGGTCGAGCTCCTCGCCGACCCGCGGCGGCGCGCGCAGCAGCCGGTCGACGATGGCGCCCTGCGTGCTCTGGACCGTCGCCGACGCGTTCCCGCTCCAGAGGTACAGCAGCTCCGCGCGCTCCCACTCGTCGAGCTTCCCCGCCTCCCGGTCCCGCTGGCGGCGGACCGTCTTGTTCTCGTGCCCGAACGCCCCCTGCGCCTTGCCCCGCGCGCGCTCGACGACTTGCTTCGTCCGTACCGCCCGATCGACCAGATCGCTCGCTGCCGCCATGTGTCCGCGCCCTTTCGCTTGGCCGCGAGCGAGTGTGCCCGCGAGCCCCTCGACGCGAACTCTACGGTGCGGGTACCGACCCCGTCAACGAACTGGGCAGAAAGGAGTGGGTCTAGTTCCTACGCGTCGCGAGCCACATCGAGGCGAGCCCGGCGCAACGGAAGACGGGGATCTCGAACGCCGAGGCGAGCCTCGGCGCCCAGTGCCAGACCCCCCACGCCCGAGCGCTCGTCACGACGGAACCCGGGTTCCGTCCAGCGTCGGGAGCCGCTTCCTCCGCACGATCTCCGGTATCAGGTCCTTCGACCGACCGTGACTTCTGAATCCCACGATCGAGTGGCGGAACGGGTTCGCGCAGAGCTCGCACTCGACGCACGTGATCCCGCTCGTCTGCGCCGGACAGACGACGACCCTCCGCCCCGCCGGAGTCCGCACTCCCTTGTCAGGCGCGTCCGCGGGGAGCACGCACGTCACCGGCAGCGGGTACTCCTCGACCCCGTCAGCGTCGAGCCTCGGCCCGAGCAACGCGTCGGCGTGCTCGAGGGAGTCGGCCGAGAGGTTCACCGTGAAGCCTTCCAAGATCGCCCACTGGTACGCGGCGAAGTACTCGGCTCGCGTCTTGTGCGTATACGTGAAGCCGCGCCTCCCCGCGTTCGCCTCCACGAGCTCTCCGAACTTCGCGAGGTCGAGCGACTCCCCTTCGCCGGCGAGGTCGCCCGCCTCGTTGTGCCGCCACACCGCGCCCTCGGGGAGCGACTTCACGAGCCCGAGGAAACCCTGCCACGAGTGTCCCCTCGACCCGTCCCCGCCGAGACCGCGCCAGTGCGCGCCGAGGTGACCCGACGACGCGTAGCAAGCGGCGTCGTAGAAGCTACAGCTCGGTGGGCACGTCCCGCGCTCGGAGATCGAGACCGGCATCGGGCCCGTCTTCTTGTTCTGGCTCGAGAGCGAGAAGAGCACGCGACCCGTCGGCTTCGGGTCGACCCGCTTCGGTTGACTCGCGACCTTCTCGGCGTCCGTCTTCTTCGACCAAATCGAGTACTTCGAAAGGCACGCCGTGCAGTTCTTGGCAGTCGGCTTGCCACTCTTGCCGATGAACGCGGAGGGGTAGGGCTTCGCCGCCCAACACTGGTTACAGCGTCGCGTCTCGCCGATCACGGGGCCGGGAACAACTTCGGCGTGGGAGAGAGTCGCTCGATGCGCTCGTCGAGGGCCTTCTTCGCCTTCGTGAGTGCGTCTTCTGCGACCGTCCGCGCGAACCTCGCCGTGTCGTGCGCCTTGCTCGCCTCCCGCTCGTTCTTCGTCGCGATCTCGAACTCGCACGCCGTCTTCGAGACCGCGCTCGTCAACTCGAGGATCGTCGTCTCGCTATTCGTCGGTGTCGTCATCTTCGGATTCCCCTTCATGCGACTCCCATTGCCGCGCTACCCGACGCCCGTCATCCGCTTGCGCCGGACGTTCTTCAGGAACCGCGCCTTCGTCACGATGTCCATCCTGTCGAGGAAGAGCTTCCCGTTCAGGCTGTCGATCCCCTGCCAGATCGCCCGAGACCCGCTCGCCCCGCACCCCACCTCGCGCAGCCGACCGTCAAGGCTCCGATACCCGACGACGACCGTCACCGGGCAGATCGTCCTCTCCGGCACGCACACGAAGCTCGCGCACGCGCCGAGCTCGTAGCTCTCGCCACTCGTGCTCCGGACCTTCGGGTTGCACAAGATCGACATCCCTCCCGGAGTGCGGAGCGCGAGCATGCTCCAGCACGGGTCGAAGTCGACCTGCGTCGTCGCGAGTACGTCGACTCCGTCGATCGGCTCGAGGACCGACGAGAGCAGCTCGGCGAGGTCGCGGAGCGTCGGCGTCCCGAACGCCTCCGGACCGAGCTCGGTCGCGCGCCGACGCATGCGCATTTCATCGGCTGGAAACGTGAGGAGCCTCACGCCTTCACCCAGAGGGAGATCCCGTACGTCGCCGGGTCGGGCGTCTCGCGAAGGCACTGGAACCCCGCCCCGATCGCGATCTCCCTCACCCGGTCCCGCTTCTCCGGCGAGTGCCACTCGATGAGCAGCGCGCAGCACGTCGCGAGGTGGGGGTACTCCGACAAGACCTCGATCTCCGCCCCCTCGCAGTCGACCTTCAGGACGTCGCACGGCGGGAGGTCGCGCGGGTGGAACCCCTCGACCGGCCACGCGCACGTATCGTCCGCCGCCGCGATGTGGTGGGCGCCCCAGTCCTCGGCCCCGTTCATCTTCGGCGCGGGGTCCGTCGTCACCGCACGCCGAAAGAGCTCGACGTACCCGTTCCCCGAGATGAGCGCGTGCGTCGTGTTCTCGACGAGGACGTCGGCCGCCTCCGCGTGAGGCTCGAACGCGATGACCGCGATCCCCGGCCACTTCTTCATCGCCCAGACGACGAACGGGCCCCACGACGCCCCGATGTCGATGACGACCGCGGGATCTCCTCCCCACCCGAGGAGCTCTTGAGGGAGCCCCGGGTCGTCGTATTCACCGTTGAAGACCTGCCGCGAGAGCTGCTCGCAGACCTCGGCGGTTCGGGGATGGGCAGACTCCGGGATGCGGAAAGGCCCGAGCGGGCCGTCGATCGTGATCATGTCCTCTTCTTCCCTTCGTTCTTCTCGAGTGAGAACTGCCTCACGCAATTGCCGTAGTGCCCGGGTACCGGACAGGCGCACGCCCCGCACCGGACCGGCTCCGGCGGGTTGAACCGCGCGACGTCGAGCACGCCCGTCGGGGAGTCGCTCACTCCGGCCCCGCACCGATCGCCCGGACGATCCTCAGCACCTCGGCCACCCGCCTGTCCGCCAGACGCCTCGCCGCGCCGCCGCACTGCCCCGATAAGGGCGCGAGGGGGCTCGCCGGGCACGTCCGCTCCCCGTCGTGCGCGAGGGCCAGCCACGCCACCGCCTGCCCCACCAGCGTGGGCGGCAACGTCGCGCATCGCTCTTGCCAGGGCCCGCACGAGACCCCCGCCTTCGAGTCCCACGAGAACGGCTTCGGGTGGAGCGACAGGCGGCTCTCGTGCCAGGCCCACTGCGCCATCACCGCCGCCTCGACGCTCGCGTCCCCGTAGAGGGGGTCGGGGTCACCCGCTACCGACGTCGCGATGGCGTCCGCGATCGCCAGCGCGTCGGGGGACTGGCCCGCGGTCGGCGAGAGGAACGACCACGTCGCGACGACGAGTGCGCGCAGGGTCTCGATCGTATTCGCTACGTCGGTCATGCGGATGTCCTCGGGAGCGGAATCCCGCGCGGACCACCGATGACGTTCGACCCATTCGGACGGAACCCGGGTTCCGTCCGTCTCGCACCCGGAAGGTTCTCGCGAATCGCCCGGTCGAGCGCCGCCGCCTTGTTCGCGAACGTGAACTGCTTCGCGAAATCGCGCCCGATCGACGAGTGCGTCTGCCCTCCGCTCCCGAGCAGATCCAGCACGCCGAATCTCCACGATTCGAGATCGGTGGATACCCACGCCCCGGTCGTCGACCCCCCGTAGAGCGACTGAAGCGCGTCCCCGCCCATCGTCACGACGTTCACGCCGATCGCGAGGCACTCAGCAACCGAGACCGAGAACGTCTCGCACGGCCCCGCGGGCGCGTCGAACGGGAACGGGAACATCACAGCCGACGCGAGCTCGCTGAGCATGTCCCGGCGCGTGAGTCGGCCGAGGAACTTCACGCCCGTATCGCCGAGTCTCTTGATCGCCGCCTTCACGCGCGCCGCGGCGATACCCTGCTTGTTCTTGACGCCTTCGTAGTGGGCGAGCCACCCCGCGACGTCCCCGACGACGTGGAGCGTCGCCCCGGGTCGCTGCCTCCGGATCTCCGGCCACGCCTCAAGCAAGTGGTGCAGCCCTCGCGACGGCGACGTGTGGTAGATGCACCGGCCGGGGATCGGGTCGTGCTTCGGGAGGTCGGGCTGGAGCCCGTTCGGCATGACGTACCAAGGCGACGACGTGTCGAACACAGGCCGGAGCGCGTCGACCGCGTACTGCGACGGGGCGAGGTTCACGTCCGTCCACTCGAACGCGCCCGGGCAGGGGATCGCGAACGTGTGGTGCGACGCGACGCGGAGGCAGTCGGTCACGCCGACCAGCGGACTCGTGTCGTAATAGGCGACGAGCACGTCGCGCTTCGACTTCGGGTCGAAGTCGGTGATCAGGTGATACGACGGTTCGCTCTTCCTGTCGTGCCTCGGTAGGAGGCCCGCGAACGTCGAGTACGCCCGCACGTCGTAGCCGAGTTTCGGCAGCTCTCGCACGAGGCCCATGAAGCCGGCGCGGCACCCGCCGCCGCTGTTCGAGTCGAAGGGTCGGTCGATGTCGATCGGCTCCGCCCCGCTCCCGTACGGCGTCAGCACGAGGTCGACCCTCGGGCGCTCGAGAGAGCGCGTATCGCCCACGGGGCGCGTCCAGACGTCGTCGGGCACCTCGGCGACCGGAGCGTTCTTCTTTACGATCCCGTCCTCGATCATCTGCTCGAGCTGCGCCGCCAGCGTGCGCCAGTCGTGGGCCCTCGCGTGCTCCCGGCCGAGCGCCGCGAACTCGCGACGGAACCCGGGTTCCGTCAGGGCCCGGACGACGAGGTCGGCGAACTCCCCCATCCGCTCCTGCACCGGCGCCCGCACGACCGCCGCCGCGTGCCCGTGGACCTCCTCGAGACAGTCCGCCGACGAGATGACCGGCACCGCGCCCGCCGCGCACGCCTCGAGCGTCGCGACGCTGAACGTCTCGGTGAAGGCCAGCGGCGAGCAGGGATACGCGAAGCACTCGGCCTCGCAGAGCTCCTTGACGAGCTGGCGGTGCGAGACCCCGCCGACGCGCGTCACCCCGTGCCCCTCGAGCTTGCGGAGCGCGTTCCGGACGTAGAGCGCCCGCCGCGTGCACTCGTGGTCGACGGGACCGCCGAACCGTTTCGCCGGATCGCAGTGGTGGGCGATCCACGAGTCGAGACTCTGGTAGTAGATGCGGAGGTTCGCGGTCGGTACCCGCCTCCGGATCTCCGGCCACGCCTGGAGGAGCAGGTGCAGGCCGCGGTCAGGCGAGGACGTGTACGCGACGCGACCCGGGACCTTCGGTTCGAGTCTTGGGTGTATGCCGATATCGATCCGGGGTTCATCCGAAATCTTATACGCATTCGTCGCGAACTGCTCCGGGTAGCACCCGTTCGGGAGTACCGAGAACTTCGCCGCGACCGAGGCGGGGAGACCCGCCGTCACGTACCGCTTCGACGTCTCGCTCGGCACGAGGTAGAGGTCGACGAACGCGTCGTACCCGTGCGTCTCGTACTCGTGCGTGTCGATCCCGAAGACGGAGACTTGGCGGTTCACGACCCGGAGCGCCTTCGGGTTCGCGTGCTGGAGGCAGTTCGGGTTCGACGTCGCGATCACCGCGTCCCACTCCCCCATCCTCTCCGAGTAGCCGACGTCCCCCCAGTACTTGAAGTCGCGCACCTCGACTCGGTGATCGTTCGAGTCGCCGAACGACGTCCGCTCACCGACCCCGTGGCAGTAGAAGACGACCTCGTGCCCCCGCGCCGCGAGCTCCCGCGCGTAACACAGGGCGATGAGGTCCGTCCCGGTGAGGCCGCTCTTGTGCCCCTCGAGGTCCGAGAAGTCGAACGGCTCGCGGTGCGCCCCGAAGGCCACCGTCGCGTATACGAATGCGATCTTCATCAGACTGTCTCCTCGACTCGGAACTCTCGGTACGCGGGCAGCGCGCCGTACTGCGCCGCCTCCATCAACTTGGCGAAGAGCGAATCCCAGCTCTTCGCGACTCCGTCCCACCCGAGGTCGCGGATCGCGACGCTCGCGATCGTCTCGCGCGAGTCCGGACCCCCCGCGCCCGCCTGCGACGTCAGTACCGCGACCGAGGCGTCGACGAACCGTCTCTGGTAGTCGTCGCTCACCCAGTCGCCCTCGACCATCGTCCCGAACTTCCCGACCGTCTCCGGGAGCGCCGCGATCGGCGACGTGACGATCCGCATCCCCGCAGCGCGCGCCTCCATGCAAGCCATGCACGACGTCTCGGTCCACCAGGTCGGGTAGAGCAGCGCCCCCGACGACCGCATCAAGTAGGCGAGCGCTCGCTTGTTCAATCGCGCGTGGTGCTTCACCCCGAGCGCGTCCATCCGCCGAATAAGCGTCGAGATGAGGAACCGGTGGTTCTCGTCCTTCCGCTCATCCGCCTGCCGCGACCAACCGCGGAACCCGTACGCGACCTCGAGCGTCGCCCCCGGCACTCGCTCGGCGATCGCCGGCCACATGTCGAGCAGCGCGCCGAGCCCGCGGTCCGGCGACGAGACGTAGAGCGCCCGCTTCGTGTCCCGCGCCGGCGGAGGACCGCCGTACAGGAGGGGTTCGACCCCGTTTCGCGTCAGGAAGACCTGGCTCTCGGGGATCCCGTGCTTCGCGATGAGGTTCTTCGCGTGCCACTCCGAGAGGGCGAGGAACCGGTCCGCGAGCAGCGAGTGACCGTACGTCATCCCGATCGCCTCCGTGTCGTGGCACCACATCAGCCGGACCGCCGCGTCCCCCTGGGCGAGGAAGTGCGCGACCCTCCACGCGACGAGCACGTCGCACTTCGGTCGGAGCTCCGGAGTCCACGCCTCGTAGTCGACCCCGCCGAACGTCCCGTCCTGCCCGGGCGCCCCGAAGACCCTCACCTTGTGCCCGAGCTTCGCGAGCCGCTTCGCCACCTCGACGACCGCGGTCTCGCTGCCCCCCGCGCCCTGCCTGGCGACCGTCTCGGGGTTCCAGGCCTCCGGGGCCGGGCCGCACATGAAGACGACGTCCAGGGGCGTCCTCGCGGCGGCAATCGGGGTCCCCGCCTTCCCCCCGTCGATCTCGAACTTGTACCAGTCGGTAGGGCGCGGTTCTCGGTCGCCGTTGCGCTTTGGCTGAGTGATGTACACCGCGTTCTTCGGGACGCTCGGGGATGCGATGACGTCAATGGACGGAACCCGGGTTCCGTTCAGAGCGCCGTCGTTGAGCTTCTTCTCGACGACCCCGCCTTCCCCGTCTCCTAGCACTCGGGGGTCCGGAAACTGCACGCCCTTCCACGTCGTCATGAGCCTCGGGTCGGGCTCCTTCGTGTCGAACGACGCGACGAGCTTCGCCGCCGCGTACCGCTTCCGCGCGAAGAGGAGCTGGGGGTTCGCGGGCTGCGCCTCGAGCGCGCGCTCCGTCGCTTCGAGCGCGGTCGCCCAGTCCTGCTCCGTCTCGGCCGCCACCCTCATCAGGTCGTGGACGACGAAGGCTCGCTCCTGGGGATTCCTCCCGATCGGCGTCCGCGTCTCGGGGCACGAGAGCGCGTCTCGGCACGCGCCGACGACGTTCCCCATCGAGTCCCGGCCGAGTACCGTCCCCGCCATCATCTCGAGCTTCGCCACCGCGAAGTGTACTTCGAAGTCGTTCGGGCGGATCACCGCGGCTCGCGCGATCCACGACCGCGCCTCCGAGTACTCGCCCTTACCGGCGAGGTCGAGCGCGAGGGCGCAGTCCGCCGCGCATAGGCACGCGAGCGCGCGCTCCTCCTCCCAGCCGCTCTGCTCGACGTGCGCCGCGAAGTGGGGGATCGCCTCCGCGAACCTCCCCGCCGCGTGGAGCTCGAACCCGAGGTTGATGTGCGTCCACGGGTCGTCGTGCCCCTCGACGAAGTACCTCTCAAGGATCGCGAGCGACCGGGAGCGCGCGCCCGTCTCCTTCCTCTGGTGGACCCAGCGGACGTCCCGCATCCAGTAGTCGGTACCCGGGTCGATCTTGTGCCCGTTCCGCTTCACGAGACCCTCGTGCGTCGGGTGCTCCCAGACCCACGTGCCGTCGTTCGGGACGATGCGCTCGCGCCACTGCTGGCGCGTCACCGCGCCCGTCTCGGCGTCGTGCTCGTAATCGTAAGGGCCGAGCAAGCGACCGAGCTTCGGGTTCGACTTCTCGACGTTCGCGATCTCCCGCGCGATGTTCTCCGCGCCGACGACGACGTCGTCTGTATCGAGCCACCCCAGCCACG